GTTTACCTTTACCCGTAGTTACTTGGTTGAACCAATCGTCTTCTACTACCTCAAAACCTTTCTTCTCTGCTTGTGCTTTTGCGTGTTGTACTGCGGCAGAGTATGTGTTGAAGTATAAATCGGCAGACGAGTCTTTACGTGCTTCTTCGACAGATTCTTTAAGACCACGCTTTTTCATCTCGGCAGCGACCACTTTATCTTGTAATTTAGCAATCTTAGAACCAAAACGTCCTGCTGGTTTACTTGCCCATTTCTTTAATGTGCCATCGCTCAAACCACTAATCTGATCACGAATTTCTTTTTCGCTACGAGAATCACCCATACCAATTTGTTTTTCGTATGGTTTATCTTTCATCTTCTCTTCAAGTTCAACCGACTCTTTCATATCTTTCATCAGTTTCTTCACGGTCTTGAGGTCAAGTCCAAGTTCCTTAGCAATCTGCGCAGCAGGTACCTTCTCTTGAACCATCAGATGGAAGTCAGACATCGCACCTTCATCAAGTCCTTCGGTCGCAATCAACTTCCAACCTTGTCGTTTCATCTTGTCGGCAGTCGCACCATCGACCTTACGGGTCATGTTACCTTTCTTGACGGTGTACTTCTCAGCACCTTCCGCAACTTTCTTTGCTTGCGCAGTTGCGATTGCCATCTTCTTGTCCATTGGCATATCAGGTTCATCTTTCTCAATTGCCTTTGCAATCTCTTCCCGTTTCTTTTTCTCTGCGGCAGTGAGAGTCTTCTCTCTCAATTCTTTAAACGACTTCACTTAGTGTACCTCACCACAAATATAGTGTCCTTGACAGTCTTACCTTTCGGTACACCACGTACTTTATGTTTATCCATATCGTAGTTAATATTGGCAACAGTTTGTTTTGCGAACTTACCGTTCTTCAACCAGTGTGCTTTGAAGTCACCGTAGTTATCTGACTTAACAGTGTACTCGATATTGGGATTCTTTTTAGATAGGTCAACCAATTTCTTGATACCCTCATCACCCATATAGTATTCACCACTTGTTTTAGATGTTCCACCTAAAGTGACTAATTCGCGTTTCTCTCTGATTTGTTGAAATGTTTTCATATTATGCAAGATCCTTATCGTGGTTTAAATTGCCTTTCTTCTTTTTGACGATGAACGCATTGACTCTTGCGTGTCCCCATTGTTGCGGGGTAGTGCCGGGACGGTGACCCGTCTTCCATGCAGCAACACCACGGTTATATACTTTCTTCAGTGTATCTACCGAGATACCAGACTTCTTTGACTTAGCTGCAATGCCATCCGATCCTTCTTTAACGTCAAGTGTATCATACACTGAATACCGCCCTTCGGCAAGGTATTTTTTAAAATTAATCATTTAGTTTGCCTATTCTTTTGTCTTGCGCGAGCGAGTCTTGCACGGTCTAGAATACGGTCGTGTTTCTTCTTATCAGTCTCTTTCTCACGTTCAATCTTCTGAGAGGCAGCATCTACAGGATCAGTCGCTTCTTTAACACTCTTCTCATATGCTTTAGCGAGATTCCTAGCATCAACACCGTCATACTGTTTTGCAACCTGACCAGCATAATAAACAACACCGTGTCTAAGGTTACCACCGGTTTCTTTCTTCTTACGGTCAATGATCTTACTAAGAACATCCAGTGCATGTTGGTATTTTTTAGGACTGAGTTTAGACCCGATCATATCCTTCATCCAACGAGGAGTCATATCTTCTTCGACAGACTCATACTTCAGTTCGGGATCAGGTGACTTGAATGCTTTCTTACGCATAATTGTTTTGTTAACAACTTCGAACTCGCCGTTCTTCCAGTTGATAACTACAGGTAGGTTCAGGTCAGACTGCATATCCTTCAGGATTGCTTCCTTGTTACCATACTTCTTGATCTTCTTACCCTTGTTATCAGCCATCTTCTTGAACAGACGTTCTAACTCGTCAACACTAATAGCAGGTTTGTTTCGTTTGTCATTCATACGGTCTTTGAAGTGACGAGTAAATTCGATATCCACATCAAACTTGTTCAGTAGTCGGTCAGCAAACTTTTCAAGGTCATTGAGTTCTTTCTGAGATACTTCTTCATACATGTCTTTGAACTGTTTGGTGTACTTAGAAGGTTTGGTCTTTGCTGTTGCATCGCCTGGAGCGGGTTTGTATGCAGAGTCATCATCGTCTGCTTTCTTACCGTGTTTCTTGAAGTGTGCATCACGTGCAACTTTGGTGGACTTCTTCAGTCCCGAGTGATAACGTGCAGGTTGTGTACCTTTACGATCTTTGATATCTGAGTCTTGTTTCTCTAGTAGTTCTACAGCATCTAACCATTTGCGCAACTTACCGTTATCTGTTTCCACGATAACATAGTTAGCACCCAATACAGATACAGTTCCTATTTCATCGCTTTCTTTGATAACAACAGTGTCACCTACTTTAAACAATTCACCTTGAACATACTGTTCTCTTGTTTCAGAAACAGTTTCTAGTTCAATGTGATTCTTGAATTCAAGCTCTTCCTTGAGACCCATTCCTTTCCGAACATCATTGAACAACTTCCGTGTATCTTTATCAGACATTCCTTTCGGTACACCTTGTGCAAATGTAACGAAGTCATTCTTTGCTGCATTCTCACGTTGTTTAGACGCAGACATACCTTCAACACCAGTCGCATCAGGATCACGTTCACCCGCAGAGACAATGTTGATTTTCTTGAAATTGTAGAAACCATGACGTGCCTTTGTACCGTTGTACTTATTCAACAATACATCGAACTCACGTATACGGTCTGCACCAACAACCATGTTGATCTTAGTATAACCTTGATCGTATAGTTTTACTGCAATATCAAATACGGACTTGACATCCTTATCTAACATTACTTGACGTGCATGTTTAGGAAACATCTTACGTACATGTTTCACTTTATCTGTGTAGGATAGGGGATCTTTCTTGGGATTCTGTGATTGTGAGACATATACTTTATAGTCTGATTTACCAGACTTCTTGGCAAGTACATCCATCACTTTACCGTGACCAATAGTAGGAGGATTCATTCTACCAAAGGTAAAATAAACTTCACGATCTTCTTCGATCAGGTATTGAGTAAAATTCTTAATCGGCACTTTTACCACCCTTCTTACGTTCCATTTCTTTTTTACGTACTTGGGGTAGTAGTTTACGAGATAACTTATCGATAACCGGTTTCTTCTTTTCGAGTCTCTTCTCTATGTCCTGTCTACGTGACAATGAGAGTTCACCTTTGGGTGTATCTTTGGTAAGTTTCTTGAGTAGGATATTACGTGCAGCCTTTCGTGCACGTTTCTTCAGAGTGTCCATAGAGGCAATCTTACGTTGAGCACGTTTGCGACCCATTGCAATCTTGGCCTTGTTCTTTTTAAACATGCGACCACGTGCAAGACGTTGGGTCATGTCTAGTGCTTCGTTCTCTACTTCTTCTCCGGTATTTCCGGTAGGTATATCTTTCTTGCGTTTCTTAGCATTGTGCGCAAGTTGATCATCACCCGACTGAGTGTAATCTACAGATGTAAAATCTTTGAATCTAAGCGGTTTCTTTGCCACTTTGTTTTCCTCTGGTTTATCCCATTAATTACGACTAGGTTTGTCCCAGCCCTTTAATATATCGGGTGAAAAGTTGTTGTATGAAAATTCCATACGATCAACAAGTTTCACTGCGTCACCACCAAGTTTGTCAATTGCTACATAACCTTCTTCACCAGTTACTTTGTAACCCGTTTTGGTTTGAACGAATGTGTCAATTTTCTTTAAACTATTAAGTTTATTTATAAGTTTTAGTTTCGCAAGTACAATCATTTTCTGCAAATCGAACATCTTTTCTAGAGATTCTAGATTCTTCGGAGAGAAAAACTTTAAGATTTCGTCTCGCTTTTCGACTTGGGCGCTCTTGCCTTTCTCGGTTTTGCGTTTGTCGATTTCTTTTTGGTACTTGTCTTGGATGTACTTGATGAGGGCTTGGGCGTGCTTTTTCGAGTCGCCGGGCGTTTGACCTTTTCGGACGTAGGTGTTGTTGAAGGTTTCGATTGTTCCGGCGAGGACGGGGTTTCCTTCAAGGGTTCTGAGGGTTGTTCCGCTGATCTGGTTAAAAAGTTTACCAGCTTTTGAAAGATATTCATTTACTTGCTCCGTTTCTTTTTCGGTCATTGTTGCATCTACAGATCGCAACATTGCATCTTGTGACCATACGTTTTTAGATTTTTTAAGTTTGGAAACATCTACTCCGAAGGATGCAGTCATCGTTTCAAATGTTTTACCCTTATATGTAGTGTGCCACACTATACCGATTTTTGCAGCACGTACTTCCTTCGACTGTTCGAATGGTATTGCATATACGATAGTATTGGGATGGAATGTAGTATACTGCACACCATCAATTTTCTTCTTACCCAGATCACCTCGACCAAATAGGAAGTCCCCTTGGATGACTCCTTTGATACCAAGTTCAGGTAGATACTTCAATGCATCTTTGAGTTTCTCTGCGAGGTCACCAGAAGTATCTGCTTCAACATCTGCATCGGTTTTGTAGACCTTGGGGTTCTTGTTGAAGATACCTTTCTTCGCCACAAAGAACTTACCATCCGTAGGATCTTGACCGCAGAAGATAGCAGGTGCACCATCCCACTTAGTGGACAGTCCCGCAGTACCTTTACCCGCAAGCATATCACGCAATTCACGTAATGCAAATATTGCTTGACGTGTACCATTAACACCACCATAGATGACTTTATCTTCGATATGCGTCATATGGGTGTTCTTGGATTCGGTTATAAAATCTACAAATTTCATATTAATCCTTAATTAGAATCATGTCGAACGCAGCAGAAGCACGAGAATTGTTAGTTCGCATACTACATCTAACATCAATATCTGTCCTTGCATCGAATTTCAATGGAACCGTGAAGTCATATAGGTAATGACCACCATCTCCGATCTCGAAGGTATGTTTAATACGAAATGATGTTTGGGCAGGAATTCTAGAATACATGTTACCACTCGCATCACCACCGGCCTCGATACTCATACTGATTTTAGACATATATGCAGTGTGTCCTTCAGGGACAGTAAATATCGCCATGAGTGTTTGTGCCTGACCTGCTCTGATCAATGCGATAGTCGTACCACCACGTTGAATAGTTATATCACCAACGTTAGATGTACCATCAGTAAAGAATGCACGAACCACACGTTTGAATGTTTTGGTGCCGGTGGTTGTTCCTGAACTGGATACTACGAACTCTTCACTTATCACATCGTAGTTCGCATCTAAACCAGTCACAGTTACCGTTCCACCATTGTCCGAAACATTCACTGCGGGGATAGTCAAAACTCCGGCAGTATCAAATGCAGACCAAGGGTATAGGGCATCATCGACATCCCAAACAGTTCCGGTCTCAGAGACTGACATTGAAAGTACCGCACCAAATTTATGTTCGTATGTTGTATCGAGAACAAGACCACGAGCAATATTGATGCCGTTGTCTCCCTCCATATATCGTGATATTGCCATTTTATTTTACCTTTAAGTGAACCGCAGATAACGGACTTTGTGATTTTGCTACACGGAATAAATAATCCATGAATTGTTGTTCTCTACCTTTTATCATTACGAAAATAGAAGTTACATAGTACTTGGAGACTAACCATTCGGTTGTCACACCTTCCAGATTCTTTTTAAAGGTTTCTTTGTCTACCGGACTATTTACTGCACCATCATAGAACCCATAGAACTTATCTAGGAATGAATCCCGATCTTTCTTTATAAATGATTCAAGTTCTTTACGATTATCGGTCTTATCCCGATTTGTGGCATAGAGAGCTGCATCAATACCACCATGAGATACCTTACCGTGTTTAGCAGCCTTACCGATAATCTCACACTGGAATGTGGGGAAGGTTCGGAACTGCATCTCAAGACCACCGGCACCAAACAAGTAACCATCTTTAGACTTGAAGAAATCTCTCTTACCATAAGATGACTTGGTGAACTTCGCACCTTTGAATGGTTTCTTATAGTTAACTTGAGACAGTCTGGCCTTGTTACCTACCACTTTTTTCAACGACACACCAATGATGTCACGTGCAGTGTATGCCTTCATCAATTCGTTGTTCAGGTATTCCAGAGACTTTGCACCTTCTATATCATACTTGTTCTCTGCACCCTTTGCGACCATGTAGATGTCCGCAGGAGACCATTTGTTGACATTACCGAATGCTTTCTCGATGCGATTCAACTCTTTAAACTTCTTCTCTAATATCTCAACCCAACCAGATCCACGATGGAAACTGTATTGTTTTTTACCTAGAGCTTTATGTAGAAGTTTTGCGGCAGTAATGGAAGAGGAGATCCATCCTTCATCACCCAGAAGTACTTCTTCTAGAGACGCATCTGTGTGCGTTTTGGGATATGCGTTACGTATATCATCCGCAGCGAATTGAGTTGTCCGGTTATCCCAGATTGCTTGCAGATAAACACATTGTGCAGATTCAGTTGCACGAGTGTTGGCTGCACCACCACCCGAACCACGACCACCCCCGAATTCGGCAGTCTTAGATAACTTACCGAATGCGAGTTTAGTTCCATCTAGGGTTTCGAGTCCAATTGACTGTGCGAGTTTAGAGTTTCCTGATTTAACAGCTTTCTCAATCTCCGCATTATACTTAAAGACTACTTGGTCACCACCGACCAATTCGAATGGTTCATTACCTTTATACTTGCGAAGAAAAATATCTACTCGATCAGGTCTATCCTCACGAGTAATTTCTCCGAAAGTTAATGATGCCTCAGATAAAAAGGTGTCAAAACCTATCATACCTATTTCCTAAAAAGTGAATATAAACAAATTATAACACTATTTATACAAAAAGGGAAGTAGAATTTTCCTCATTATATTGTGCAATAGTGTCGATTAACGGACGAACCCAGTTGTCACGATGTTCAATAAACACTTGAGGTTCATTTTGGTCTACTGAGATTATAGTAACCAACTGAGTAATCGGTTGGCCAGTACGTTCTTCCCACATGATGGCATATGCAGCCTCTTGCATGAAGTAGTTCTTAATCCAATCGAGACGTTTGGGTTTCATCGAAGTTTTGTAATCGATGATTGACGGTTTACCATCAAAGATACCCACGCAATCCACACGACCCGCAACACCCAAATGATTAGAGTAGAGTGGGGCTTCTTGTGCGAAGACCTTAGTCAGACGTTCGTCCAGTATTGGTTTCAAATCAAGAAACGATTGGATGAGGTCAGGAGTACGCTTGGTCAACTTCATTTCCCCATTGTCGGGGTCGATTGCCATATACTTGTCCCAATCAGGGTCATTGTTCACATACTGTTCACAGATTTCGTGAACCGCAGTACCACGAGTAGACGCACGATAAGAGACACGATTCGCCTCTGCCTCACCTACACGTTTACGCCACTTGGCAATACTGTCACGTGACAGAATCGAAAGGACTGTAGTGATAGAGGGAAGGTTGACACCTTCGGGGGTTTTGTATTTACGACCACTATCAGTGGTCACTGCTTCCATCTCAGTCAATTCGACCGGTACATGTTCAAACATTAATTAATTTCCTTTAGTAGTGCGGATGCAAGTAACATAAACATAACCGCGTTCAATATTATGAGTGCTCTATCTTTCCATAACACACTTACCCATAACCATAGTATCGTGCCCATTACACCGAAAGTCAAATCAAACATGCGGTATTCAAAGCCAGCATTACGAAAAACAACAGAGACTAGAATGATTATGGTAGCACACCATTTTACGTACCAGTCTATACTGTTTTGGTTATACCATTTTACATTATTTTTCTTCATTTGTCAACCATTCAAAGTGTCCATTGGACGGATTAAACTGTGCACATTCGGTTGCAGCTGCATCGAGTCGCCAAGAACTCTGTACGGAAGTAGAACCAAACACCGAACCTATTACGAAACTTATTAATATTACAACAATAAACGGTACCGTTTTCATATAATCAATTGACATTATAGTTTTTTCCTCATATTTTCCAGACGTTGTTTACGTGATACCCAATTCTCGAAAGTCATTGGTTTTTTAGCGTTTCCGAATGCAAGACCTTTTCTTTTAAATTCGTTCTTCAGAATCTTCTTCTCATCAGCACCCATAAAGGTACCGACCAGACTCAGGAGACATTGACGGAACGAACGGCCGTGGTGCATATGACCCAGAGTGTGAGCAAGTTCGTGCAGTAGAACGTACTTGTTGAAACCATTGATAGGACATAGGGTTACACTAGAACCATCAGTGAAACCCGATAATTTCTTAGTACGGGAGTTCATCTGTACTACTTCTGGTTGTGAATTGAGGACACGAGAAAAGTCTTCTTCGACCGATTTTGTCCATAACTTGATCCAAGTCTTAGACTTGTAGATTTTACGTGAGAATTCCTGAACTTCTTCTAGAGTCTCGAACGTGGGATTCTCGATTTGTCTTTGAAACAAGTGTTCTGCATTGTAAGTCTTTTGACGTTCAGAATCTCTAGTTTTGTAAGAGAACGTGTGGTAAGGAACACGTGCACCTTTGTTCTGTGCTCTCTTATGTTTTTCAAGATACATCTCATAAAGAGTAGAGTCAGCAATTCTCATGGTTTAATAACCCATCAAGTAATAAGAGGTGTGCATATAGTGTTTACCCAAATACACAGCTCGTGAGTAAAGTCTTGGATTAGATGCGCCACCCAGAGCGCAATAACCTTTGTATGTAATCTGCATAATAAAACCCTCTCAACTCAATTTGTACAGCCATTATCTCATAACCAAAACAAGAAGTCAACAACTATCGTCATCCATTTCACGAATAGTCACCATTCATTATATGAATGTAGTAATGGAAAAATTACCATCGGTGCGGAAATCATCGACAAATCCTTGGGGGATATTATCATCACATATCAACAACCCAATCCTATTGTCAGTAGATTTTCCTCTCATCATCAAAGATACACGATACTCATCATCGACTATATCGAGTCCGCAGGGTATCGCAACATTATGTTTTAGGTGTAGATCGAAAGGGTATGGTGAGTCTGGTTCCATTGGCATCACGATCATCTTATTAACATCTACCGGAAAGGATTCACCTATTATCTCAGGGTGACCATGCATGGCCATCAACCATTCATCTCCCGATACGAAATAGGGTACACTATTGGTCTGTGAAGGTCTGACATTATTCTCACAGAAGTACCACTCCCCATCTTTAATGAAACCGGTCAGTTGTCCAATGTACGAGGATCTACTGCATTGTGCGGATGCCCAGTCCAGATACTTCTTTGCATTATCCAATACCATATCGTTGAGCTCAACGGGAAGGCTCTTGAAACTGGAAGTACAAGTCCAGTGTATCAATTGGTTCGACATCTTTCCGAGGTCTTCTCCGATCTTTTGTTGGGCATGTAGTATAGACCATTTACCTTGAGACATTATATAATCAACATTAGTCTCTATGGTATCGGTAAGATACTCTTCAACATAGAATGTATTATCATCGAAGATTCCAAAATCTTTTTCGGTCAGACATATGTTAACTCGGTCAAATCCCTTTTTGGTGACTATTGGTTTTATGACACAGGGAGCAATGGGTCGAGGAAGTATCTCAGGGACTTTTATTCCTAACTTCTTAACTTCACATCTGGTCATCCATTTATGGGTTTCTAACCTAGAGGATCGTGGAGTCAGTCCGATATACTTTAATTTGTGTTGATATGAATTGATCATGTCGATAGTAGGATCTGTCGATATCATCAAATCTATAGACTCGGATTCTATGAAATTATCTAAAACACTTTTCCGGTCAATGTCCAATATATGAATACCCAACTCTTTATATAAAGTCGTGGGGCACAGTTCGTATTTTTCGGATGTTAGGACATAAACTTTATGACCATCTTCGACAAGAGAAATAAGATTGTGAAAGTTACACAACCCATAGTCGATACACAGTATCTTACTCATCTGCCCATCTTATCGATTTCCCGTTGTAATGCTCGAATTGATCGATCAGTTCTTCGTATGTAGTCAGCTCGTAAGTTTCCAACTCATCCAACCAATCACTAAGCGCATTCCAGTCTTCGGTGCGCATAGGAGCAACACCATACTCGCCCCACCCACCGTAGTTTTCTTCTTCGTCTAAACCACGAATGTCGATACGTCCACAGCAATAATGTGTAGTGATCTCATCATATTCCCACACATCACCTGGCCCTAAGCCTTTTGGATAAAACCTTCTGCCATATTCGAGAACTTTGCTGACTTTATGTGTCAATCCACGTTTACGATACCATTCTATTGAGATTGGGCCCATGAAGTTTGTACTATACGTTATCATTTACTCTTCCACTTCGAAATGTTTCTCAATCAAATACCATCCGGAATAATCCTCGTTAACATCATCTGCTCCTGATGCCACCTCTGCACATTCCTGAATAATCAACTCGGCGAACCTTCGCCATGGGAAAGGTTTGCCGTATCCCGAACTACCTCTTGACTCTATAGCAAGTTCTTTAATCCGGTCTTTCATAGCTATTTACTCCTAACTTCGAAATGTTTCTCGATCAAATACCATGCTGGATAATCCTCGTTAACATCATCTGCTCTTGATGCCACCTCTGCACATTCCTGAATAATCAACTCAGCGAACCTTTCCCAATTTTCGTATCCCCAACTATCTCTTGACTCTACAGCAAGTTCTTTAATCCGGTCTTTCATTCGACACCTCTGTAATGTTTACGATCTTATTGTATTTGTAACCATTCCATTCTTTGATAGTTTTCAAAGCAAACTCTTCAGTTCTAAAAGTGATTATCATGTCATGGAGATCCATAACATAGTTCCACCCCCACAACAAACCCTTCTCTTGAACATAAAACATGGATTGGCCATAACAATTCTCTTTCTCAACGATTCTATATCTCACTACTCATTCTCTTTCTTAGGAGGAGTCCAGCCAAGTTTGACCAACTCGTCATGAAGTGATTGTTCGATATCGTCATTGATCCGAAGATGTAGTTCCTTTTTGAATTCATCAATGAACTTATCATGTTCCGGTACACCAAATGATTCAACATGTAAAGATTTAAACATTATTTACGTACCTCACCATAAACCCTACCTAAAACCTTGCCACGAACATTGCCTTTAACGTCACCTCTAACATCGCCTAAAACAGTGCCTTTAACATCGCCTAAAACAGTGCCTTTAACATCGCCAAAAACAGTGCCTTTAACATCGCCAACAACATCGCCATAAACGGGACAGAGTATTTCTTTTAGTTTGTAACTACCGTTCTCATCTTTATCTAGTGTTAGATTCTCTCTTACAAAGTCTAGTATTTCTTCGTCTGTTATATTCATTTCAAGTCCCTCTCCTGTAAGTTATTCGTGGTACCGACATCAGTGTCGATAGCAGAGCGATAACTAACTCCATGAACATCGCCTCTCGCTTTAACATCGCCATGGACATTTCCTCTAACATCCCCACAGACATTGCCACGAACATCGCCACGAACATCGCCAAAAACATGGTTAACAACATCGCCACGAACACTGCCCTCAACATTGCCCCAGACACTACCTTTAATATCTCCAACGTTGCCAGAAACGTTGCCGAGAACATGGCCATGAATATCATTAACAACATCGCCATAAACGGGGCAGAGTATTTCTTTTATTTTGTAACTGCCGTTATCGTCTTTCTCTAGTGTTAGATTCTCTCTTACAAAGTTTAGTATTTCTTTATCTGTCATAATATAATCTCTCTCAATTCAATAAGGTACTATTATACTACATGTTTTTGGCAATGTACACAACAAAAGGTGACCAGAGTTTAACTTTAAGTCTCTTTACTCACTCGCCTTGTAATTCATCAACACTTGTAACAACTCAAACTCGCCGTGTGTGAGACTGAACTTTTCAGGTCTTTGATCACGATCAATGTTAATATCGAACCCTTCGCCATTTGTCCACTGAGTGACTTCCATGTAATCGTGAATACCACTGAAAGCGCAATACGGTTTCAGTTCACCAGATACTACTTGTCTTTTATTTACTCGAATACTCATTTCTTCACCAATGGGTTTTCACCCGCTGTAATGTTATACAAATCATAATGTTGATTGACTCGAGTCATAACGTCTAACGCATAATGACCTTCGGGGAAATACTGTTTCTCACACCATTCTTCTATACTTTCGCCGTGAAAGTCACAGAAGTTCTCGGCATTGAGTTCGCTTTCGTGTACGACACATTCATACTTACCACCACGCCAGCACTCTTCAGAGATTGCCGCACGATACGCACGAACAACATCATCATACACGCCAACAAAATAGGTATGTTTTTCAGCATCACCCCAACGATTCGCTAGTACAGTGTAAGTTTTCATTTCCTCACCACTCAATCTCCATCCAATTTGTGTCTTCAGGCATCAACTCTACTTTATCACCAAAGCGTTCTTTAATTTGATTATACACGCCAGCGTTATTCATACGCAATCCGTAACTTTTTCTATGACAGTGATAACAACTACCCGAATGACCATAGAAGTCTATATGTTCTTTGTGTTCAAATGCTAAGTTGATACCACTGTTCATGCGCCAAGAGTCACCATCAAGATACCCACCACTCCAACCACCGAGTACCTTATATAATGTTTCTTCACTATAAGTTATTTTCAACACGACCCAGTTGTCTGGTCTATAATCACTCATCGTTTTGCTTACCGTGTTCTTCAAAAACTTTGTCTATTACCGCCATAACGGGGTCACTCTCTGGCCATCCACTATTCCATTCACCAAATACTTCTGGTGCCTGTTCCGAAGCTAATAGCATATAGTATTCGCCTGGATAATGTCTCAAACAACTTGCCGCTTCTTTTCTTATGGATTTTGGTACACGTGGTGTCTTCTTAGGATCCATTAAGTCAAGTAAGAATATACGAGTACGGTTAACAGCATTACGTCTTTCATTTGGCATTGTCATAATTAATATCCACCTTTATTAAACCATCCATTACCCTTGAGTTGGAATCCACCACTCTGAGTAATCACTTTAATTTGTTGAGTATCTTCGTCACAGGCCGTGCACGGAAGTTCCATCTCTCGTTCAGTTTCACTCATACTCATACGGACATCTGTGACGACATCACACTTCGAACACTTGTAACTATAAGTCGGCATCTTCTACAAACTCCGATAGTTTTTTTCCACGTACATGATACTCTTTACACACCTTTTCGAAAGTATGAAACAATCTCTCGAACTTTAACGCATACAGTTCTTTGACAGAGAAATATTTATTCATAAGCGCATCTTCTGCTTCAGCACTGAAGTGATGCCCAGCCCAATCCGGACTATCTACAAAGTATGTTGTTATCATATCAATATCATCAACAACCGACCATGCTTCCATGATATGTTGTTCCAGATCGAATATAGGATCTTTACGTTTCATTACTTATCCTCCGTACCAATCCAACACTAAACGAAACGCCAGAAGATATTCTTCATTGTCCGCATCGTGTTCTTCTTCTAAGTTGTCAATATGTTGTTGCAAATCCGCAATAACAATCTCATCAGTTTTTTCGTGGTCTAACTCTATTTCAATTTTCATTTACTTAACCTCTTTTTCGGGAGGAATAATGTAGCTTGTAATATAACAATCAAGGTCTTTTTGCTCTTGAAGGCGTAACTCCAATTCTTTTTGCATACATTTTCTTCGTCTTGGACATATACCAGTCATTTTTACTACAGCTTCGAGGTGTCCTGTTTCCATTTCTGCGATAGTCTTATACTGCAATGGTTGGTCGCCATTGATACCGTATGTTCCCCACGTAAGTAACTCACGTTGTCGTTCATGAGGCGCATCATCATACTCACTCAGGTCAATCTGATCATCGTGAATAGACCGTCTCAAATAATCTAAACCACCGTCAACCATGTATTCTTTACCATTGGCATCTGTATAAGTCACGTAGTCATGACGATGCGTTGACTCGATGATTGTGCCGTCAGGCGTTTGTAGCGCGTTACGAATAAGTTTCACTTCATGTTCTCCCGAGTAACCTCCACACATTATAGAGCCTCCGCAAATTCGATTGCTTTTGATACCGCAAGTTGTTTACGGTTTTGGTTAGAACCGAACCATGCAGATGTCATACGTGAATCTGCTTCACGACCCATCTCATGGTCAGTCAAGTAGGTTACACTGTTCAGTGCTTGCCACCATGAACCCACACCAAACTCTGCACCTGGCTGAGTCTCCAACACATCGAATGCCTTCTGACCATTAGTGGTTAAGTCAGCATACGTTTTGACCTGTGGTGGGTTCTTACCTTGGTAAGTACGAGGGAATACTTCATTGTAGTACTGAATCAAGTTCTCCATCTTGAACTGCTTACCCGCAAGGAATTGAGACAGTTCTTTGTACTGTTCGAACTTCTCATGAGCAAGACCAAGAGTAGTCTTAACGTGATTCGCATCAAACGCACGGCGGTGATTCATCTTCGCACCATTGATCGCACGACCCTTCAGGGCATACGCAAGAGTGTTCATGCACGATACACGGATCGGAGTGAAACGGATGTCGATTGACTTACCGTACTCGTGTGGGTTGGAGAAAAGAAGATAGGAATCAACTCGATCACCCTTCAACACATCGAAAGACTCATTGACCTTGGCAAGTGCCCAGACCATCTTGCCGCCTTTCAGAGAACCGGCAGTGTCCATCTGCATACCACCTTCGAGGCAGTATTCGTTGAAGAACTCAAACGCAGTCTCGTTCTGACAAGGTTCCCAGTTACCACCAACTTGGGTGAGAACTTTATTGTCCGAAGAACGAACAAGAGCTTCCATACCGGTAGGGATCTTGTCACCTTTATAGTCGGCATAGGTAGGAACCTTTTCTACCGACCAGTTACAACCTGCCTTCTCCATCATTTGACGTGGAGTCAGGTCACCAGAAACAATCTCACCGATACCCCATGGCGAAGAACCAACAGAAGCAGTAGTCTCGATTTGTAAAATGTCATTCATACTCATAATATATACTCTCTATTTAAAAGGTTAACTCTATGCGCCAACAATTCCCAATGTTTTCCACGACTCTCGCGGGCGCTGTTCTACTTTTGTTTCCGTTATTACTTTCAGGGGCGCTATTCCTGCCTGCGCTCTGCCTATTTGGTAAGCTCTTACTTCGAGCTCATCATCTGTTTCGGGCATTGGCTTGCCATCCTGACCAGCAATAACGAATCTATCTAATCTACATCCAAACATAGTTACTCTCTATTTAAAAGGTTAACTCAATTCAACAAGGACATTATCTCATATTCAGAACAAGTTGGCAACACTTTTTTTCAAAAAAAGTTAAATAACTTTCATCAACAGATTAACTGTCTTCAATAGGGTAGCTTTGGTTTCCATATCACTTACAGCATCATCCATCTCAATCTCTAATCTGAGATCTTCTAATAGTTCACGTTTCTCATCGGTAGACAGTTCGTCTAACAATTGGATGTCTTTAATTCTTTGATCATAGCTTTCCATTAAAATCTCCTCATCATTGCTTTAGTCATTTTCTCGGACTGGTTTATTAATGTCTTCTTTTTTAAGTTACAGTAGGTCTCTCCAAATTCTCTTCCGGATAGTCCATCGAGACTCTTCTCGAAGATACTGACCATCTCAAGGACATCTTTAGATCCCTTCCCAGTTGAATAAGTCTTTAACCATTGTTTGGATTGTACAATGTCATCGACCTGTAGTGGCGCTAGTTCAGATGAACAATCTAAATTCTGAACTGATACCCAGACATCAACTACTGCCTTACTTTCATTATCATCATAGAAACTAGTGTTAGATATGGTTGAACATCCGGTTACCGCAAGGGCACCGATCAATAGTAGTGCTTTCATTTTGTGTCACGTCTCCTCTTTGTTGTTTCATAACTATGTATATATTTCCATATGTCAGATAAAAATAGGAGAATATATCCCAATGCGGGAATAGTCGCCAAAGACCAAAATCCCGCATCACCAAATTCAAGCCGTAAACTTACTGCGTGAACTAGTATCAAGAAACTAATCGAGAGAAAAACAAAACGTATCATTTCACTTCCATATCGAATGGGAAGAAGTCCAAGAACAGATCACGTTCCATCTTGTAGGCTTCCTTTTCCCAAGGTTGGTTAAGGTATTCGTAATTCTCTGCCTTACGACCTTTCCACTTCCAAACACCGGTCGAGGATAATTCTCCACGCAAGAATTGTTTCGCATGAACCATCTCGTGAGCAAGTGCTTGCATCTGACGCATAAAGGTCTGACCTTTGGTACCAATCTCAATCTCAGCATAGTCATGTTCACCGTGACACAGACCTTGGGCAGAACCTTCTAATGTTCCTTTGAATCGAATGGTCAATAGACGTTGAAGACGATTGATCTGCAATGCACGACATAGGTTATCGACATATTTTTCAACAACCGCTTTATTCTTATGACGACCTTCGATAAAAACATACATTATTTAATCTCCTCGAAACCATTAGACTCTAAAATCGCACGAACACGTTCACGGTCAAGACTGTCACCGTCACCCCAAGTCATAGAATTCTCTTGGTGGGCGTGCATTGCTAGACTAGTCATATATTCCATAATCGCAGACTGGATATCAGGGATACTACAACCAAGGTCATAGATACCGTCCTTACCGTAGAACATATGGACATAATCACGAAAATCATTCAACTTAACTGGAAACATAACAAACACCTCTCAACTCAATAGGGTACTATTGTCTCATAATAATAACAAGTATGCAAGATTTATTTCACTTATTTTTAGATCATTTTGTTATATCAAGATAGGTTCTTATCTCTTTTTTGGATAACTTGCGGAACTTCCTGCGAGTCACTGCCCAAGTCTTCAGGGGTGTACTGAACTCGATTACCTCGGTCGTACCACGTTTGACATACCCTATCAACTGAGAACCTCGGGTAATGTAGGTATGGTTCGGAGTCTTATGGTCACCCCAGTCAGTCAGTTCTTCTCTCCATAGAGAAGTCAATAGTCGTTCACTCATCGTCTCATCCTCGCATGTTCTATGGCTTCTTCTTGGTTGATAATCGGTACCGCATTAGACTTGTGCATAGTACTGATACCCTTGACCAAGGTTCCGGTATACACCATTCTTTCTTTCTTTAATGTACTACCCGTACCAGTATCAAGAGAGTTATAAACCGGAGTCTCACGTATATAAGGTTGTTCCGGTGTATATTCAGTAAACGTGTGTTCACGTTTCTTGGTCGTCCATGCATTGTACTTCTTCTTACGTCCATTTGCATAGTGTCGCATACTACCGTGAATCATTCTATACTTCCTCTTCGATACGTTGTTTCACTCTCTGCATCAGTCCAATAGCGTGGGCAGCCATTAAGAGAGTAGAAGTTTCTGTACTTTCTTTTGCTTCCTTATGAAGTCGAGTTAACTCTTCCTCAATTATCCCCAATACGAGTGACTTACTCATTTTAGATTACCACCATAGTAATCCAACACTAAACCGAAGGCCTCGATATATTCATTCAGGTAAACAACATCAGCCTTAGGGTCATTATCAAATATAGACAAACCCCCACCCTTTTCTCTGCGTTCCAGATCTTTCCTGAAGGTTTCGAGGTGCCATTTCAATTCACTGATCATTATCGCGTCAACCTGTTCCTCTTCCATTTCAATCATCATTTTAGACATATTGTTCTCCGTTAGATAAATTTTTAACATTAAGGGTTTTCATCATTTTACTATCAAGAAAGTGTCTGTCCATAGGTTCAGGGCCAGTCGCAATACTATAGTAATCAATATCGTTATCGATTAGATTCTCATGAACAAACACTATCTCACCTGTAATTATGGCATTATGAGTTTCCCATTGAATAGTGTCGCCAACTTTACCGTACATCATACAGTCCTCTTCTTACGTGGTTTGAAACCGAAGTATTCCATCGTCTCCATCGGACTAGTTTTTTGACTCATCTCGATATACTCTTCGATCGAGACTTTCTTACATAGGAAGTTAATCCAAGACTTAAATGGTTTCGAACCATACTTGAATCGCGCAATGAACCTACGTTCTGGTTGACCATACCAAGATGGGTGACAGTTCGGTGCTATCTCTTCCATAGTGCGTGAACCTTCGAACTCACCTTGATACATAAGGTACATACCGTCCCAGCTGAAGTTTTCTTTAACGAATGCGGTCATTTTAATTCTCCATCTCATTGATTTTTGCAACAATCTCGTTGTAGATTCTTTCGAACTCTTCTTCATTGAAACGTTCTTTAGTTTCACAATGAACCATCAAGTCATTCCAGTGGTAAGTAATCTGTTCTTCTCTATTCATAATATCTCTCAACTCAATTAGGTAACCATTATCTCATAATCATAACAAGAAGTCAACACTTTCTTTAGAACATTTTGTCATGAGAACCGAAGTCTTTATAACTCCTGTACATCGCAGTAGTCTTCGGTCAGACGTTTGACCTCTAGAGTGGCCACCCCGTTTGGGTTAGATGAAGCGGGAACGTCCCGCACGATAACGGTAGAACCTACCGCCATACCAATTGTTGATGGAAAGTTTTGGGTAACACATTCAAAAGATAAAGTCATAACAAACACCTCTCAACTCAATTAGGTAACCATTATCTCATAATCATAACAAGAAGTCAACACTTATCAGCTGATTCTTTTAGACTTTTTAACACTTTTATGGGGTTTGATATAACGGAAAGGTATAATCACCCTCCCCGACTGGATAAGGCTTAGTATACCACAGTAAGGGGAGGATGTCAAGGGGGGATTAGGTATACACAAATTCTCTTTATATGCGAATTGGTGTGTACTTAGTTATCGGACAGGGGGTTATCCAATGCCTTTTGAACTAGGTCTGTGAGACGTTCTTCGAGTTCTTTTAACTCTCGGTCGTTCTTGTCACGTAGACGGTTGAGTTGGGTATCGTAGTTTTCTTGTAGTTGGTTGCGTTTGTCTTCGAATCGATCATTTGCTTTATCGATCATGTCACGTACTTCAGTTTCGGTAATTCTTAGATTGTCCTCTACACGGTCTGCTTGTTTCTCGATAGAGATGATGTCGTCACGTAGACCAGACTTAATGTCACGGGTATACTCTATTGCTTCGTCTAGTTTGGTCTCAATAATATCGTTACGTGCTGAGATAGCGTCTACGTCAATATTCTCCACAATCTCTTTCATATTACGATAGTCATTGTAGAATTCAAAACCACCCCAGGCTGCACCACCAAGTGTAGAGAGAGCGGTGATCAATGCGAACATCCTACCACCTTTGAAGGTCATTCCTCCAAATTCGATTTCTGTTTTGTCTTCTTCTTCTGACATTATTTCTCATCACCCTCGAATTTCAGTTTTCTTAGATTCGCCAACTCTGCTTGTAACTTCTGGACTTCTAATCTTTTCTTAGTAAGTTCTAATTGGTATAATGTATTACAGTTGATTCTTTCTTTTGGTGCACCTATAGGTATGGTGATCTTGGCATATACACCAACATCTTTCATTTTACCACTACCATTATTGTATAGGTTACTGTCAATACCCATCGTATTGAATGGATCATCTTGATTGATTATACCGACAACACCGAACTCTACGTTAGTAGCAGAACCAATTGCGTTCCGACAATCTATATCACCAGCCCTAATTTGATCTGAAGCATAATTAGATGGGGATTGAGGTAATGATAGATTCAAAGCACTAGAATCTCCATGAACCTGTCCCACACATAATATTGTTAGGATCACTATAAAATATCTCACTGCATCACTCACTATTTAAGTTTCGAACATATCCTCGATGATACCACCGTTACTCTTTCATCTTCTGCTATTATCTTAGATTTACTGCATATGTATTTGACAAGTTTAGTATCACCAAATCTAACATACACTTCCACTTTTTGTTTCTTTAGATAGGGAACATTTAGTATTCGTTCACCACCTACCGCAAACTTTACCGGATTCCAATCTTTATCGAACACGGATATTTCATACCAACCAACATCCTGCCTGCTGTTGAAGAGTTCCATATCAACTTTCATAATACCAGAGACATGAGATAACTTCAGTTTTGGGTACGTGGGTGTCCATTGGTGGGCATTCGCATACCCACCGATAAGGACTAATAACATCATAATATAACGCATGATATTATTGCGCTATACACTCAGCACTGACTGCGGCACGGTAGACACCGCCAGGAAATGATTTCCCATAACCATAGTCTGCTTGAGATTCTGATCTGAACCATATACTACCAGCAACAGTCAAATCATATTCTGTAACATTGTTGTACAGTACTTTGGTGTTGTCGAAGTCATTCATCAACGTATCTGATACTTCAGCAATATCAATCAATCCTGTCCAATTCACAACATCGTTCAAATACGGTGAAGTGGTAAACTCGATAGGATACGATAGAACCGCCTTGTAAGATCCAGCTTCAATGATATCGAATCGAACGATAGGTTCTACCCCACCATCTATCGACTTAGTACTAAGAATATTGCTAACAGGGTTACCAAAGACTCCGGGCGTGTCGGTAGTGATAACACACTTAGACTCCACGTTACCAGTAATTGGCACTTCTGTAAATGCCATAACGCCAGTCGAAGTTAATGCGACCGTGGCAAATAAAATTTGTTTAAACATAACTATCCCCTATAGATTAGTTGTTATACTGACTATTTATCATTTTTGTATGTAATAATTGTTGAGCAAGTCCAACTCTTTTTCCTTTAGGATTAGTTGGTAACTTACCATCTTTTAATGTAATTGTTTCGTCATATGTTCCCCCAGATATATCTCTCATATATGCTGGTGGTATTAAACCAAGCGCAAGTAACTGATCATGCTTTAGTTGTGCATCAGCACTCATTAACACTGAGTTAACTGCACCCATTGCGATTTCTAAACGTTCCCTATTCTTTTGTATCGAAACCCTCCTTCTATCCTTTTCCTTTTGTTCCTCTTCATCAAGTTCTGCCTTTTTCTCAGCTTCCTCCTTGATAAATCTTTGTTCTTGTTCGTATATTGCAGTCAAGTCCGGTTCAGGAATATCGGGTATTGGTACAACATAGCCAGGACAGTCAGGACTAGTCTGTGGATCGAAACATGGGTCGTACCTATAGTTGTAAACCACCCGTGCGTCTTCTACAGTACCTTCTCCAGTCCATTCGATAGAACCATCTCCCCAACGGTCTATCAGTATATTGTCTACCGGAACTATCTTATTAATAGTGTTCGATCTTCGTCCAGACCAATCATCCACTTCTCGAAAGATGTAACCGTCACCGCCAGCATCTTCGTTCTGGACATAGACGACCATATCATCTTCGGTATTCTTTATAGCAGTATATCTGTACAACACACTGGATACTTCAAGTCCTGCCTGTTGTGGCAAGATATTTCGCATCACCCAATTATAACCAAAGTCGGTTGCGTTCCTAGTTGTACCGGATATGACCTCAGAGTAAGAGTAAGAGGAGCAGAGCGCCAATACCACCACTAGCGGCAAGAGTCTTCTCATTTGTGGTCATCTCCTTTTCTTTATCTTTATCGCTTTTCACTTCGGGTGAACCACCTGCGGCAAGTTCTGCTTCCCACGCAAGTTTAGCTTCTTCGCCGATCATACCGTCATATGGGCAAGGTGTTCCTGCATTCATCATAGCGTCAAAAACCCGTCTGTCTTGACACATCACTGATACTGCTGCAACTTTCATACCCATATCGTATAAAGTCTTAGCATTCTTTAGTTTCTCACAATTGTAGTCAGTGAACTGTGTACCCGCAGAGATACCAAGAATTTGTGTTTGTACTGCACCCGCAACACCGAATGTACATAGGTCAGAGTTTGACGTATTAATCGTGGGGGAAATAGCAGAAGGGGGAGGCGACTTCAAAGTAGTTGTCGAATCAGATTTTGTGGTAACAGTACTATTAGTTGTAGAGTCTGTCTTTATAATGTCTTCGATAACACTTTCTTGAGCATATGCCGAAGAAGTTAAAATCACACCAATAAGTAGGGTATAAAGTAGTTTCATGAATAAATCCAAAAATAGTTATTATGTACGATTCTATTTATACAATTAATATCTTTGAAAGAGAACAGTTTAGGGACATGTTCAGGTCACGATCCCAAGGTAGGTGGGATTCTTTAGGTTGATATCAACCCTCTGTCTACCAGTCTTTGGTAGTTATTCATCTTAGTGTCTTTGGGGCCACTAGGTGTTATCTTTGTTCTTATATGTATAAAGTTTGCACGTTCCACATCAGGTTCAAACGAAGAATAATTCCACATCTGACCGTCCAGATAGTTACCCTTCTGTGTATGGGACATTCCCAGTTTAAGTGCGAGAGTGTGCATGACACCTTCATCAACCCAGTTCTGTTTATACCGTAACACGATATCGTCAGTCAATACACTACGGAACTTCTTACGTTGTTCCTTGGTCAGTTTGTATATAGATCCACCCCAGTAAGGTGCACCTTCATTACCCCATACGAAACCGAGTGTTCTTGCAATACCCGAACGCAGATTGGTTTGGACTTGAGTGTGTCTACCTATGCCTTCACACTCAAATATGTTTTCATTACAACCCTTACGAACAAACATGTCGGCATCAACCATAACAACATTGTCATAGTCATCCCATCGTTTGTCCAACATAACAAGTTTCTGTAGTTCGGGTCTCACATCCATAGAAGTGAATTGGTCACCTCTTACAAGTTCATAGTCCGCGTTTACCATCTCAGCATACTTAGAGATACTCATAGATGATAGTAGAGTCAGTGAATTCAACTCACCCGACCAGTGTTGTAGTATAATATTTTTCATGAGAACTCTTTTACAAATATATCATATAGGTATTGTGACCACGCTTCATGAGCGGGTTCGTTGGGATGACCGTAATCTAGTATTTTGAAGTCATTCTCGGCAAAAGTATAAAAGTCGATATACCTACCAAGTCCAAGTCTACTGGTATCTTTCAAACTACTAAGTGATTTATGGGTATATTCTATCCATTCAGTCCAAGGAGAATCTGTTCTTTTGAATCTTGGATGCGTTGACAATAAAATATTCGACCAACACCTTCTGTGGAAAGAACCCTGTATTAATTTGATACCCAGACTATCACATATCAATTCCATACTTTTCATGAAACTTAGATGATGTGTTATTTTGGTACGAAGAACATCCATCTTTTCTAATGCGGGGGATAATACTTCTTCTAGTTCAGGTTTAATATGGTGCATTCTAGCAGGAGAGAATTGAGACATACACTGGAACCGTTGGATACCAACCTCTCTTTCCCATCCAGATAATCTATTTTCTGCAGCCTCGTCTCTCTGCCACGCAGACCAAAGAATTACCATATGAGTAGGATTTTCTTTGGTCGGATCTAAAAGATAGTCTACAGTGTCTCGAAATATTTTATCATTACACGCACCACAAGTAGCGAGATTCACATATTCTGTTTTTAATTTGTTAGATAAGTGATGGGTGAATGTTAAATGGTAATGTTCTGGCGGACTCTTATCATATCCCTGCAACTCATCACCCCATACGAAACTGCAACCATTAGTTAGTAACATGGTAACATTTCTGCCGCAGTAATTATATGAGCAATAAGTTTAGCGTATTCCGTATGGGTATCTTCATCAGCATGACCCATGGGTTTTAACGTGTAACTTTTCTCAGCCAAGGTATAAAGGTCTGTATAATTACCCAAACCCATTTTACATTCAGGACGCAAGTCTTTAAGGATTTTTGTAACTTCTTTCTTATAATCTTCGAAACCATCCATTTTGAGAGTGGCTAATATATTTTTATACATGTCACCGTGGATTACGCCCTGTATGATAGGGATCATCATCATCTCACAAATAAACTGCATCTGTTGCATACATTTCAACCCATATAATATTTGAGTCTGCATGGTAAGAACATCTTCAGTATATGCTTTGAGAATTTCCTTTCTATTTTTATTAGTACTATCACCCCATTGCAATTCAAAGGATGTACTCTTGTGTGAAGGTATTATCTGGTTCATGTTACATTCTTGAGGGATATGTATATCTTTATCCGCAAGAAAATGTTCAGACTCACACAACTCAAACCTTCCCCAATTACTCCACATTATAACAACCATATCAACATGGTCAGATGGACGCATTAGAAAGTCGAGTGTTCTACGGTAAATCTTCGCGTTTGAAGAACCGTTCTCTGCAAGGTTCACATAAGGGAGATGCAATCTCTCTGATAATTTGTGTGTGTATGTGTGACGATGGTGGGTGTCGATCCCATTCGGAGATCGACTTCCCTCTAGTTCATCGCCATAGGTGAACGAGTCACCATTAGTCAGTAGTATTCCCATTATTCCCATGAATCCTATCGTGTTCAAACAACTTCAGAAAACCATAATGAATTGTTTTCATAATGTCTTTACGCCAGTCAGCAGGGTTCTCTCCCTTGTTGCCATATCGACCATTATACTTGTCAATATTACCAGCAAAGAATCCCATACCATGACCACGATCAACGATGACCTCAGATGATTGAAGACCCCCTTGACCATAGTGACCACTGTAAGTAGTATCTATATATTTCCTAAACTCTTCGATCAGTTCTCTTTCACGGAACTTGTAATCAATATCATCCGTATACTCATTCCAACATTTGAACATAGGATCATTCCAACTAGTGAACAAAGGAGGAACATTGTCGGGATCGGGACTAGTTTTGACGAAAAATGTTTTGTCGGTTTCAGCATCAAAATTGATATTAGCCTCATCACCAACATAAGTGATATCATCTACAGACAATTTAGTGTTCTCGTATGCCTGATCCCACTCGGAAGGAGTCGCATCATTCAGACTGCGACCACCTACGGTAACATCTCCATAATATTCAGAACCAGCCATTAGAACAACTCCTCATATAATGCTTCAAGGTCTTCGTACTCGGTACGAACTTCTGCCATGTTTGCTTTATGATAGATGGTTGCAAGTTTGCGGATGTGTTTCTTATCCACACCATGATTCTCAAAGGTAACTTGAACGATATCTTTAATCAAGTCTTTCTCTGCATCAATGCGAGTCATACTATCAGATAGTTCTTTAATCGCACCTGCAACTTTCTTTTTATCTTCGGGGGTCAATGTAATCATTCTGTTTCAATATCCTCAATTAATAAATCACGTAAGTCTCGTGCCTGTTGGTCACGAGGATCATTTTTTCCATACCCGCAAAACTTATATGCGAGTGTAATTCTGTCTTCTCCTGCATACGCAGAATGCCAACAGAGATCTTTAGGTTCATCTTCGGGAGCAAAGTAGTAGTGTCTACATTGCCATCCCGGCACGTCCTGTAAGGTAACTATCTCACCCGTATCATTATCACGATACTTGAAGTATCCATTGCCACTCTTAGACCAAGTGAATAATACTTGATACGCAGATGCGTCATAGTTAGTGTGCCATCCAACAAACCCGCCAGGCGGATAATATGATAATAGTGCAGAAGTATGTGCACCGATATCGGCTGCAAAATCATACTTGACACGTTTCATATAATCAGACCAGACTTTGGGTTGAGCACGAACCATCTTAGAGATAGGTTGTGCAAAATGTCTGTCTGGTACACCTACTAGTGTATCACGTGACAGGCACTCTGTCAAGTACTCTTCGGAACAAAAGTACTCCCCATTAGTCTTATCTTCTTCTGCACTATACACTTGGTAGTCAGTACTAGAATAGTCACGACTAAAGAAATCCTCGACAAAACTGTCAAGGGTCTCTAGGAGTTCTTTGTTCCGAATAGTTACTTCAGACATTAAATTATAATGCCACTAGTCGCTTCGATCCATGCTTTCTCAAAAGACTCGTTTGTCGGTACAGTGAAAATAACATCACTAAACGTCAAAGTCTTTGGATTTTCAACAGCAGACATACACACACCACGACCAAAACCAATCTGACCATCTTCACCACGTACAATAAGACGTGGGTCAGTTACATGTACTGCACCTGCATCAATTCGATCCAATCGTGCAATGTACTCACCTACACCCGTCATCACTGTAACGATATCACCCTTCTTCATTTTCTTCTCCTACCTTTTTTACTTTATTTAAAATCCAAGAACCATTTTCTTCTGTTAGATCCCATTGTATCACATCCCCTACCTTCAAGTCAAGTTCTTCCATTAATTCATCACTAAACTCAATGCATTGATGTCCTTCTTCGTCCAGTACTACCGGACAACTATATTTACTCATTTTCCATTACCGCCTCTGCTATATCAGGGAAATGTGTTTTGATATGTTCCCAACACTGTTCCGCAACAATACGATGTTCCTTCTGAGTTTCGATACCCATACGCAACTGACAGAAGTGAATCCAAGAACGCAAAGATCCTGCCATGTACAGTGTAGTACACGTATTACCTTCGGGTAACACCACACGTGCCTGTTCCTTTGCGATACCATTATCTAGTGCCCAGTTATATGCTTCCTTCGCAGCTGAAATAACCTTCCTTTGTTTCATATTCCAATTTTCAACCAAACCATTCTGACTCGATTTAACACCCTCACTACCAACACCATATTCCTCTGCAATATCAACAGATGCTTGACGGTTCTTAGGATCTTGCATTCTCGCCATACGAGTAGAGAAGTTCTCACTCTCTGCATAACGTTGGGAGAATTCTTGATATGAAAACGAACGGTGACGAATAATCTGTCGAGAGATATCACGTGTCGTTTTGATTTCAAGAGTCATATGCACCATCTCAAATGGCGACCAATGTTGATGTTTGATTAGATACCTCAACAACTTTGGTGCGGTGTCACGGTTACTCTGGTTAGCAGGATTACTCACCCGTGCGGTATATGCAATCAACTCATTTGCATCCCAACTGTCAGTCACTCCAACATTCGGTTTACTAATTGCAACCAAATTCACTTCACTCATCTTCTTCTTCTTCCTCATCTAGTGTTAATATTATACCTTGTTGTTCATACCAAATAATGGCAAGTTCAACTCCCCTTAACTTACCAAGATGATTACCCAAATAGTAGGCACCAATCATCAAGGCAAGAGTTATTAATGTTTGATATTCTGGACTCATAGTTTAAAATCTCCAAATCTATTTTCCGACTTCAGTCTTTGTCCTGAGTTTGAATTATCAAATGCAGGGCCATGGTCTTCTTCTTTATTAAGAGGTGAATCGTTTTGGTCTACATCAAACAGACGCATCTTAGAACGATCAATACCCACCACAAATCGTTGATTAGAACCAACATCGTTATAACGATTCTTCAATTGTTTAACTAGTATCTGACCATTGTTTGAAAGTTCATCATTACTGATCAATGCAAACATAAGATCGGCAGTAGCAGGTAGACCAAATGATTCTGAAGTATCCTCCAGACCCACGTCATCATTACCATAACCACCACGAGTAGTCTGAGTCGCAGACATAACCGGAACATCAAACTCTACCGCAAGACCACGCAGTTCTTCTGCAATAGACTTGATATAGGTATATGAGTTGATAGAACCACCCATCGCTTTCATCCGTGAAGATGAACAGATATTTAGATAATCGATATAGATCATATCCGGTACGAAGTTCTTCTTCAACTTCAGTTCGTTCAGTAGTGCACGGAAGTGAGACGCATTTGCTTGACCGGTAGGATATTCTTTGATGATCAACCTACCGTTGGTCTTTGCAGAGATCTGACTCACTTTCTGTGTGAACATATCTTTAGATAGATTCTCTAACTGATCAATCGGTACGTTCAATAGATTCGCATCGATACGTTCTGCGATACGTTCTTCTGCCATCTCCATGGTGATGTACAATACGTTCTTACCCATAGACAGAGCTGCACCCGCACAGTGACACATAAACAGAGACTTACCGACACCTGTACCCGCAAGGGCAATGTTCAGGGTCTTATTGGGTATACCACCCTTGGTGATCTGATTGAATAGATCTAAGTCAAACGGAGTACGTTCTTCCTGTTCATGGTAGAAATCGTATCGACCATCAACATTCTCCAGATAGTCGTGACCGATGTTAGTATCAAATGTAACACCCAGTGCCTTAGATAGAATATCAGGAATCGCATTCTTAGATAATGTCTGGTGTTTGCCATCAATGATAGAGATAGACTCCATGATAGAATTGTAGACCGCACGGTCTTGACACCACTTCTCGGTACGATCAATCAACCAGTCAAGGTTCTCTGTCTCAGCAGTAAAGATGTTTGGAAGTATCTCGATTGCATGACGATATTGTTCATCGTTGAGACGATCACCTTCATCGACCTCAATCTTAAATGCTTCCATTGTGGGGAGTTTATTATACTTTGCAATAAACTTAGTGAATTCATTGAAGAGACCTTTATAGACCCCTTCAAAATAATCGGGTGTTAAGAACGCTGCAACTTTTCTAGCATATGCATCATTCGTCAATAGATTCCGTAGAATCGTTTGTTCTAGATTGATCTCCAACGTTTTCTCCATTCTTTTTCTCAGTACCGTACACCCAACCTTCATTTATACCACGTTCAAGTATATCTTCTAGAATAGAACCAGAGAATTCTTGGAGGTCTTCACTAGAAGAATCCAACTCATCATCCGGAGATTCTACTACACGAAAGTCAAAGGTAAGACAATCGCGTTCTCCATCATACTTGATCGTGCCAAAACGTAACACGGTTTCGGTAAACTCACCACGCAGGATGCGAACATCCCACGCGGCCTCATTATCTACATATTCGACAGGGATCAACTCATAGTCAACCCCCTCACTCACCTTGTCGAGATTAATCATTTATATCTTCACCATCTATTTGTACTATTATATCAGGATCTACTTGCGTTGGCAATCCAATTTGATATTGTTTCTTAATAAATTCTGCAAAGTCTGTAAATTCCCAAATAGGTGCCCAGAACTCATCGGTCAGAGTATCTTTCTGTCGAACCTTCGGGTCAACTAGTTCTCCGGTACTTTTGTCTACACGTTGGTACCAACCATTACTTGGTTTGAAAACATATCCACCGGCAAGAGCAACATCAAGTAGTCCAGAGTTCTTCTCGACACCACCATCCCAAGATACTGAGATAGGAATCTTAGACTTCTCTTTGAGGTAACGAGACTTCTCGATGTTGACTACGAAATCATAACCAGTAACTTCGGTACCCGTCTTAGTCTGTCTACGACCAATAATCCAGATAGTATCAGCACTATAATAGATACCAGTACCACCACCAACAACATCCTTCGGAAAGAGACCGATCTCTTTATAGGTGTGGTTGATAGCCAACATAGGAATGTTTTTCATTGCAAGGTATGGTGTTGACATACGGAACAGACCCTTCAATGCCTTCGCACGTGACATGTCCGCAACACCCTTCTCTGCCAATGCATCATCGAGTTCTTTCTTAGACGCAAGGTTACCAATAGAATCGATTACAATGATAACGTCATCATCACGGTCAATCTCTTCTAGTTGAGAGATAAGGTCAAACTTTAGTTCCTCTACATTCGTGATAGGAGTGTGAAGAACACGACTAGTGTCAATTCCAAACTGTTCGAAATAAGATTGGGGTGAACCGAACTCACTATCGTAGAATAAAATAACTGCATCTTTTCTCTCCCGTAAGTATGCACCAGCCATAAGTAGTGCAAATGATGTTTTAAAGTGTTTAGATGGCCCTGCGAGGACGGTCAGTCCAGGCGTAACACCACCGTCAATAGAACCGGACAATGCGACATTGACCATAGGTACATCTGTAGAAACCATATCCTTTTCTGTGAAGAACTTACTCTTTGACATAACCTCGGCACTCTTGACCTTGGAGTTCTTCTTCAATTTATTCATTATACTCATACGTCTTTCTCATCTCCAAATGATATATTATTTACTTTTTCACGTTCATCTAACTCGTATATTATACGATATTTGTTGTTGATTGTCAAGACATTTTCCAACAGATCGAACTTTTCTCCCCGAGATTCGGAAAACTTCAGAAGTGCCATAGTGTCTTTGGGTAGACATGCACCACCAAACCCACGTTTCTTATCAGGGCCAGGCACACGGGTATGTTTGATGCCGATACGATCATCCGCACCCATTGCACGAGTAATCATATTATAACTACAATCGAATGAATCCACCAACTCTTTCAACTGGTTGAAGAATGTCAATTTAGTTGCAAGATAGGAATTGGTCGCATACTTAACAAAGGATGCCTCGCACCCAGACATACGATAGTATTTGTCGGACTTACACCCACTAAAGATATCATAGATCTGTTGTAGTTCATTACACGCAGGATCCGTACCACCAAACACATGATGTTCCGCATTGACGAAATCTTCACATGCAGACTTTTCTGTCAGGAATTCGGGATTGTACACGAATCGATCAAAGTCTTGAGGTTCGATTGAATTGTATATTCTATCCACAATGTCGGGAGTGATTGTTGATTTGACAACAACAAGTGCGTTAGTATGGTACATCAACTTGAGTACCGCATCTTCTACAATAGACGCGTCCACAAAACCCGTCTCTGAGTTCTGTGGAGTAGGTGCAGCGATAAACGCAATCTGTGGTTTATACTTCACAAGATCATCGATAGTAGTTTGGTTATTCGGATCAACAATAAAGTGTTCTACCATAGGATGATAGAACGCATATTCTACAGCCTTACCTACAAACCCATGTCCCACGATACCCATACGTAAAGGATTCTTCTTACTCACACCTTCGGGTTGAGATTCACCTTCGGGTTTCTCGGGAACATATTCATCAAAATCATCTGCCACTATTGTACTCCATATACCATTTATAAAAATTACGGATACCATCTTCTATATTAGTAGTAGGATGATAACCAAGTGTTTCTAACTTACTTGTGTTAGAAAAAGTCTCTAATGTGTCTGCGGGATGTTGTGGTGCCATCAACTTGATTGCGGACTTGCCCGTATTCTTTTCGATCTCTGAAATGAAGTCCATAAGTTGAACTGGTGCACCACGACCAATATTAAATATCTCACCTGCGTCCACATCATTATTCAACACACATTCTATACCATCTAGGATATCTTCTACGTATGTAAAATCACGTTTCATATCACCATAATTATACACTGTTATTGGTTTCTCGGCAAGTATATTTTTGGTGAAGTCAAACAGTGCCATATCCGGACGACCCCAAGGGCCATATACAGTAAAGAATCTCAGACCAATAGTGTGTAGACCAGACCCCTGCATCTGACATTCATTGGCCCATTTAGTCCATCCATAAGGATTCAACTGTTTACCAGTCTCCCTACCTTCTGTCCAAGGTAGTTCGGAACCCGCAAAGACACAAGAGGTTGACGCATATACAATACGTGCGTCCGGTGCATGTCTCTTACAGGCATCAATAAGATTCTGAGTACCATCGATATTGTTTGCATGATATTGTTTTTCTTTACCAAACGAATCACGCACACCGGCATGTGCTGCAAGGTGAATAATATCCGTGGGATTAATACCGTCGATGAGATTGTCCATCTCTTCTTCATTACGAAGATCCACATTCAAGACATCGATACCAAAATGTTCGACACGATGATGTTTCAGTGTGGGACTATACAAATGGTCATTGTAATTATCCATACCAATAACCCAATGACCTTCTCGTTTTAATCTGTTACATAATTGCGATCCGATGAATCCTGCCGCACCTGTTACTAAATATTTTCTCATTATCCGTTCCTATAAACGTATTCTAATGCACGATCTGCCTCTACACTGAGAGGACGGTTCTCGTACCAGTTTCCTGTTTCCTTATCAAACTCTTCACATAACCGAGAGATTTGGTTTGATGATATGGGGTAACCTCTACTTACCGCACTTCCGGCAATCGCAATCATTATCGCGTACATTTTAGCATACCAACCAGTTTCAGAAATGGTCTGGTATTCTATACCCAACCTTTTAGGCCAGAACGGACAATCGCGATACGAAGTCCAATTGAAGTTAGTATTATTTAGACTATTCTTACGATGTTCTACTACTGCCTTCTGCATCTCTGGTGGCAGTCTATCTAGGAAAGAGTTACCGGTCTTCTGTACATAAGGATGTCTGGCAATCAGTTCACCCACATTAATTGGATTGCCGCCCAGATGAGAGAAGAAGAAATTAGTAGAACTAGGATATATTGCAGGAACATAGTACATCCGTGCAAGATCTTTTGTTTGCGGGTCACCAATTTCTCCAATTTCAGTATTAAGGGCGTACCAGAAGGATTTGATCGTATCTCGTTCAATAGTTTCCGATAGTCGGAAGACAATCCTGAATTTAAGATACTGAGCCCTAGAACTAGCAGTACTATAACAGATGAAGTCCAGATCGCGAAACCTATCAATTAACTGTTCCTTTAGAGACAATATATCATTAGTAAAATTATGGTCGTCCACATCAACAGCGCACCAACCACCCCAATATAAAGTAGATTTATTACTACGTGTGCTATCGGTTTCAAACACAGCAGGAGTAATAAGAGGACTAGAATTTCTACCACCCTTTTCACCTTTAGTTTGACTCAATCCATACAACAACTCAACGAACTTGTCCCAACTCTTCAGAGACATTGTTCGGTGAGTCTTGTTATCGAACTGAGATTTAAATATAGTTAATTCATAATTCATAGATACATTATATCAAATAATCGACCACCTGTCAACCAAAGAAATCCTCTAGTGACGCCTGAGGTTCAGAATCCCAACCAACCGCATCCAGAATGGGAGTGAGTGGGTCAAGGAATGTTTTGTTGAACATCATATCATAATTGATATATTTATCCAGTCCAAGTTCACGGGGAAGGTTCAGTGGATAAGAGATTACATTCTCACCGATTGGATTAGGCATCTTCAGGTAACAAAACTTAATCTTCTCACCATTCTTGATAGTCTCGTACCGTTTGGTCAGAGAACTTTCCTTGAGTGCTTTGTTGAACATCAACGCACCACGAACATGGATAGGAGTGCCTTTCTTGTACACAGTCTTACGGTCAGACCATTTGGTCACATCCGATACACCCCGAGGGAACGAAACCGCTTCGGGCGGTAAGGTCTTAAAATGGGACTTAAAGTCCGAAATGTATCGTTGTGTGTCTACTTCGGTACCTTCTACGATGACCCGAAATATCTCCTTGAACTTGTCACGGACAACCTGCGGAGTACTGGACTTGATCGCCTCGATACCCATCATCTTGAGTTTGGGTTCTGCGTACTGGACACCTTCGTTATTGTGGACGTTCAGGATGTAACGTTTCTTGGCCATCCAGATACCACGGTCAGCGATTACCTCCCGTTCCATCTCCATGCGATTCTCATAGGCATTGGTCGCTAGTGCCATATCCGCATAAGACTTCACAAGGAGTTTCTCGAAGTGTTCCGAACAGATCTTGTCGAGAAACTTTACCGGATTACTAGGAGAAAACTTATCAACGAGATCCCCCATACGAAGATAAACAGAATCGGTGTCAATTGCCACAACGTAGTCTTCATCCGTTTTAAGAAGTTTTTGCATTTCATTGTTTACTGCTCTCTCCGCCCATTTGATTGCAAGTTGACCAGCAAGAGTAATGGACTCTGCAACTCTTTGGTCGAAATATCTGAACCAACGATTCCCAAGGGCACCATAAAGTGAATTCATAAGAATCTTAATTGCCATCTGTTGATTATTCAGAGAAGTTATGGTATACTCTAGAGTTTTAGATGGGTTAGTCTGCATCTCCTGTTGACATTCCAACATCTTCTTCTTGATTACTCTACGTTCCGAGTAATACATTTTAATGATTTTGGGAACCACACCTTCTTTATCTTGGGCGAATCTAACACCAGTAGGTGCAAGAGCATAATCTAGATTCTGGTCAGTCAGGTCAATCGAACCGTCCAGAAACTTATCGACCGAGACATTGTTAACGAATCCGTCCATCACCGTCTCCGGAGACATATTGTATTGTACAATGATGTTAGGATACAGAGATGCCAAATCGAATGAGGTTACCCAGTCGTGCGAACCAACCTGTGGGTCTTTCACGTAACCGCCAGGATATGCGGTCTTGGGTTTCTCGACCTTCTTAGGAACCGCAACCTTGTTCTTATTAAGAAGTCGGAAGATGATAGTGTCCCAGATAGCAGTCGTACCCAGAGTATCGTTATAGTTCACACCCGCCTTGTAGGCCATGGTCAGGATTAATGAAATCAAATCAAGTTTGACATCGAGGAGATGTACCAACTCAACGTCTTTGATGTTATAGTCAATGAACTTTTGGAAGTCATTCTCATACAGGGCAAACAGAGAACCGTGTTCCTCATAGGATAGTTTGCGTTCACCCAGTACTACGTGGGCGATATGGTCTAGTCGATAGGATTCTTGTTGACCCAGAGTATTGTAGGTGAACTTCTTGAAGACTTCGAGGTAGTCAAGTTGTTCGATACCCTCAAGGACAAACTCTTGGTTGGGTTTGCCGTTGATGGTAGTATTACGTTCACGGATAAGACCCCAAGGAGACATACGTTTCGCCATGGTATCGTCACCGAGAAGTTTAGTCATACGGTTAACCAGATACGGAATATCGAAGAACCGTGTGTTCCAACCAGTAATAATATTGGGGGCGTATTGTTCGAACTGACGTACAAACTTTTGGAGTAGATCTATTTCGTTGTCACACTTGATGTAGAGTACGTCATCACGAGATACGGTATAGTCCTGACAACCCCAGACCCAGTACGTACCACAGTCTTGACGCATAGTGATTGCGGTAACAGGATATGCGGCCGCGCCAGGAGTGGGGAAACCATCCTGAGAGAAAACCTCGATATCAAGGTTCGCAGTCTTGATGAGACTACGGTCATAGTCAATATTATCGGGAAAGACTTCTCCAAGGAATTGGGCAACATAATTAGTATTGCCTGCAATAGTAAAGTTGGAGACATGTTCGTAACGTTTGTCAAAGTCCTTCGCCTCGGACATAGAGTCAAAGGTTATTGGTTGTACGGGTAGTCCGTCAAGTGTAGTCCAACCATCAGATTGTTCTGCGGTACCGGACATAAACAGAGTAGGTTTGAAAGGAATTCTGCGTTTTACTTCTTTGCCGTTCTCGAAACCACGGTACAGAAGTTTGTTGCCAAAACGGACAACCGATGTATAAAAATTGGACATAGACTCACTTCTTTAGAATAATGTATATAGTATAACAAAAAAAGGGGTTGTTGTCAACCCCTCTGTAATTAAACTGCAATTGGTTTCCTACCAAGTTTTCTATTATCTTCTTTGGTCTGAATCGCAAAGTTCGACAGTTCGGTCTTTCCACCATCAGCGTGTGGAATGATGTGACCGATTTCAAATTCAGTCGTCAAGATATCTTCCATAGGAATCTCAACGCCTTCTGGAGTAATCCAACCCTGTTCCTTAGCAGTAATCAACTTCTCTTCACGGTTGCCAACTCTACGACTGTCTAGTCCAATGAAGTACTTAGAAGCGTCAAAATTCTTAGTGATCAATGAGTTACGAAGTTGATTAAATCTAATCTCACGTGAACGTAACAATTCTGAAAAGTTTGCTGAACGACCGTTTTTGTTGTATGAATATTCAGTTTTGTCCTTAATCAAATCAATTTGTGTATTGATGTAATCTTTTACAAAATTTTCAGAATCAACGATCTTCTTACCCGATCTTATCTGATCAAGGTAAATGACAAACAGATCAAGTAATCCATTTTCACGTTTGAATACTGACAACTTTTTCCCAACAATTTTTAAGAATCGAGAAAACTCTTTGGTAAACTTATTGACGAGTTTATTAGCGTTTTCGTCATAATACATTCCTTCCAGATTCTTATTGGTAATTTTAGCTTCCAAACCCTCAAGGTAAATCATGCACAACCCAGCGACATAATCATCAAGTTTGCGGCGATTCATTTCTTTTGAAGTAAATACCCTTGACTTAAAGAAATTTTCAGTCTCGTTAGTAGCTACTTCCCTAATTCGGTCAGCTACGTTAGAAAGAATTGGATTTCTCAACTCTGCGGAGTTTAGTGAAACACCGCTGTTCACAACTAAAAAGAGACGTGTGATATCTTCTTGGGTAGCGTTCTGATAAATTTCCAAAGTTATCTTACGAGAATCCAAAACATTTCTCAAACCAACTGGAAGAGTCGAATACTTATTATTAGAAGAAGTGATTGTGTATACTTCCTCAGCAACTACATAGTTACCTTCTGGAATAGAGAACTCGTCCTTGGTGTAAGAAAATATACAGGTTGTACGATTATTAGAGTCTAGGTTCAAATAGTGATACAGATTAGTGAAACTGGAAAAGTACTTGAAGGAATCCGAATCGTTATTCAGTTCAGCGGATGTCAAACAAGACTGTACATGCGCAAGGATGAACTTGGACGGTGCAGTGTTCAATATTAGAGAAATGATAAACTGTTGTTTATTATCTAATTCCCAACGAGTTACAGACTGACAATTCAAGTCAGCGTGTACAGATGGGATCATTGAAGCATATGCTCCAAAAGTTGTGTTGGTTGTTTTTGATTCAACTGACTTGTATGTCTTTGAGATTTTCATAATATATACCTTTATATAATTAGTTAGGGTGTGTAGGAAGTGAAGGAGTCACCATGAGTCGTTCTATCAACCTACACATATATAATACCAAAAGAGAGTGCCTTTGGCAACACTTTTTTAACGAATAATGTCAATTTCATCCGCATTTGTATTCCACGTTTCTAGTTTGGTACGTAGACGACCATCTGCCTTGACCTGTTCGAATCTCTTGGATGCCTTCTTGCGCCACCAAGATACGATGTTCTCCATCTCGAATCGGTCAAAGTTCTCTGCGGGTTTGAGTTCATCGGTCTTGAGGTTCAGATAGTCCTTGACGGACTGTGCCTCATAACCATAGGTAGAGAAGAAGGAACGTTTCTTCTCGGTCAAACCCTTCGCATCTTTAAAGATCTGACAGAACTTCGCATAGGCATCCACATCATATTGTTTGAGAGAGGTTTTGATAATGGATACCATCTTGGTCTGCGTCTTCAACTTACGAGAAGATGCGTCAGCAGGTACCAAGTAATCACCACCGTTCCGTTCTTTGAACCAGTCGTTCAGTCTACGGAAGTTATCATCGTTGATCAGTGGGGCGAAGTTTGAGTCTGTCAAACCGTTAAAACGTAGGAATGGGCGCATACCGTCATACATACTTGCAGATGTTGAACTCCCATATAAGGATGTGGTCTCGAACATCGCAATGTTAGAACCATATCGTTTATTAATTTCTTTTCTCATTTGGTGGGAACAACAAATACCTGCGAGCAGTTTTCCACCCAAGGTATTGAAAGCTGCGGGTTGCACCGGAATGATGTTAAACCCCATAATCACAGATTCGTTGAATCTTTTCATCACTGCGGGATTGTACGAGTCCAGAGGATTACCCAACCACTCATTACGAGGACGTGAGTTGATAGTAGGAGAACCGAATCGAATCATACCAAAGATCTTACCTGAGTTCTTCTCTTTGACAATCTTCAACATTTGTTTGCCCGGAATACTAGATTCTACGGGCGCAGAAGTAACGATCTCCATGTACTGCATGAACTGGTTCTGAGGACAATCACCGATGACAAACTCCATATCATTAGGGTGCATGTCGAAATCATCGAACAGGTCATCTTCGGGGCCCATACCAAGTAGACCCGTGGGGAACGTCTTCATACGTTCCATCTTGATTTGACGCATATAGTCGTCAATACGGTCAAAGTTCGAAAAGAACTCCGTAAATACATTTGCTGCGTAGAACGCATCTTCTTTAGTTAGTAACATAAATTCCTCATCTCAATGTAACCATTATATATTATTACGAGGAGTTTGTCAATCTATTATATGAAAATAGTGATGACGAGTCCAAGGTGCATCTATGAATTTTTGACTGTACCCGTGATGATCTTGGGTAACACAAAGTTTCTTAGATATGACCTGAGTAGTAGGTGTTCTCCATGGATTGAATGCAATATTGGGATCCCTTTTGTTGAAGGGTTTTTGGATGTTTCGACCAAAATGTAGAGTGTCACACCCGTGCCAAGGATGCACAAGAGTTGTCTCACGACCTCTATAATTTTCATATTTTAATACACGTGTAGTGTATGTCGAATATAATCTCTGTAGTGTGCAATATGGGCCACAGTTGATAGGGAAGTTACCTTGGGTCAACATATCGTATTGCCATGCAGCGGTTTCCTTCTCCAAGGTATAACACCCCATAAACAAACCAATGTTTCCATACAAGACATCCATTTCTTCAATAAACTTAATTATAGATGTCAACACATCCAAGTGTTCTTCTATCAAAAAGGTATCATGTTCCAATACTAAGAATCTCTCATCAGACTCGGACGCCATGCGCATAAGTTCCCAATGAGAACACATTCCTGCCTTCTCGGTAGGAGAATGGTCATCAGGGGCACTACCATGTAGATCAGCCTGCATTATAGAAGTTTGCCAATTATATCTTGACAAATGTTCTTCAAAATCTACAGAGTCTGGAGTGATCGCATGAAAGGTTCGAATCTCTTCTATTATACCCGCATCAATGGCAGGTTGAAAAGACTCACGTGATATACGTGCGTATTCTTCGGATACAGGATCGTCTTTTATTACTATCTGGTATGCGATCACTTAGGTAGGTTCCATTGTTCTTGGGGAAGGTTTACAACTCTCCGATGTGTTTCAGTATCCAGATTGTCCGCTCCTGCAAACTGGACATGGACAAACTTGGTGTTATCATCTCTCCAGTCATGGAGTTCTCTTCCCTCTATACCCTTATATCTACTGTAATGAATATAAGAGTTCCACCCATTATCCATACGTTGTACTTCAAAGTCGTGTACAAACATCATTGCATGTAGGTATGGTTGATCACAAGTATAGAACGAGTCTAGTCCCATTTGACGAACTAACTCAACATATCTTTTAGGATCTAACCAAGTCTTCCGTGCCTTAACACGTGCTTCTTTTGAATACAAGACCATTCCTGTGTTGAAAACATCAATACCATATTCGTTTCTAGGTAAGTCCGTTCCGAACATATTCTTACATAACGCAGCGAAACGTTCGTCTTGTTCGTGAGTGATGCGACCACCGGTAATAGTACGAATACGTGGTTGTTCTGGTTCTGTACAGATACCAATCCCACCAGTAAATTCGTCAAAGATGTTTGCCTCTAGACCTTCTACCGGAAATACATCAGTATCTGCAAATAGTATTTTATCGTATCTATCGAATGCTTCATTGAAGATGGGTTTGAATGCACCGTAGTGCGGAGAGTAGTTACCAAAGTTGTAACCAAAATGATTTTTGAGAAACTGAGGATTCTCTTCGAAGATGTACTCTGCACCAATACGTTCCGCGTATTCTTGCATGGCCATAACACCGGCACGACATGATTCTTTTACTTCACCGTCCCAATATTGATAAATCAGGTTCATGACAAATTTCCTTAAAGGTTGGGGCAAAGTCTCATGACCTCACCCGTTTTTCTTTTTATACCATCAGTGCACTAAATGTTATATAGAACGTAATTGCACTTGCTAAACTAACTATAGTCATTCCTAATCTCTCTGATATTTTATCAGATCGTGACCTTTCCATAACTTTTACTAACCTCTGTTTAATTATATAATGAATTATTTCATTACGTATATATGTATATAAACGCATACTCTTGATAGAGGCTATGCAAAAATATCATACCGCATTTAGAAATAAATGGATGGGTCAGGGTCTCCTTCAACACCGAAGGAAAAACTTACTCGACTATCGTGGGGAATCACTTGATGGTGGGTACCCCGAGGCAACCACACGTAGTCGCCTGGATTGAACCAAAATGGTTCGTTGTTGTTATGACCCTCTACTCTCATCTCTACAGACGCAAGGACTTGTACTAAGAACACATCCATCTGGTCGAAGTGCCAAGGATAAGAGTCAGAGTTTTTACCAATACCGGTGAATGCTATATTGGTGATCTTGTTTCCATGTAAAGAAAAAACGTCCTGCATCTCTTGTTCGATTTCACGTGCGAAGTCGGGTGCAGACGGTCTACTATGGAAAGAGTTTAATCCGATACGAAACTTATTCGTATTAGAATCTATTTGTTTATCCGGATGAGTATTGAGTAGGTGCATATGTCTGTTCCAATCATATACATCACTTATTTCAAGAGGAAGTTTCCCGAAGAACGGGATCTTATCCGCAATGAATTCCTCTTTATCTGTAAATATATCAAACATCACTTATTTCCAATATTATACTTCGGACAAAGCTCCCATTGTTCTTTATCTTTGAACCCGATGATTTTAATTGTACGCATAGGCGCACAGTCTTTTGCGACTTCTTTATTGTGGATCTCTACCAGACCCCAGTCTTGTAGTAAAGTCGCGATTGTATTTCTTCGTTGTACATCTCCAGCTTCTAGGTTAGACTTCTTACCGTCCAACATAAAGAGTTCTTTGAAGTGCACAATAAAATATCTACCCTGTTTATGAAGGATATGACAGGACTGGAAAAGTTTATTATCACGTCTGGAGGCGATACCAATACGTGTGAGAGTTTCCTTGACTTTCAAAAAGTCATCTGGTTCTGCCAGAATGATTTCCAACATCAACCCAGAGTTCCATTCTACAATATTATTTTCTTCCACCTTTATTCACCTTATCTTTTATAATAGTTAGTTGTGTGGCGGAGAGTAGTGGTAGGACTTGTCTTGCTTTGTCATTACTATATCCATAATACTCTTTCACCATTTCAATATCATTTTCTATCTCAGGTTTTACCCATTTAGAAAAACGTTTTCTTTTTCTAACTATATTTATAAGAAACTGATATTGTAACTTACTATCAATATGGTGATACCGATTCATCTCATTCGCTAATGCAACAGTGTCGGGGAAGTACGACAGACTGCGATTAATAACGAACGGGACATAACCCTTCTCATTACCTTCATATATATCTATCTTCGAGTGGTTAATACTTTGTAAAAAATCAAACGGTGAGACGGTCTTCTTGTTTGCACCAGCCATTTTTGTAATCCTTCAAGTAAAAGTTGCGAAGTTTCACCATATGATCAGGTGATATCGCATCATTATATAATTTCATTGTTGTTCGGTTTTCGTGTAAAACACTTATATCACGTTCTATATTACAGGCTTCTTGGAGAAAGTCAAGAAGTTTCGGCATCTCGTCAATGTGATAAACCATATCATAATCATCGGGATGACCCATATACCAAGACTGTGTATAGAAGTGACTATTTTTCACATCACCACTCTCCATACCATCAATAACCTCATCGATCTTCAGTGATATGTCGGGTAAATCTCTTCCATGCTTAATATAGAAAGCACGTGCGGACTGAATGAATTCACACGCAGATTTGAATCTATCAATTGGATCACGTCTTACGGCAATACGATAGGAACCTTTCCTGAATGGAAGATCGAATTGATCACCTTTTGTTGATACCGCATAATGTCTTTCTTTCCATCCTCTAGAATGTGATTCTCCTGTCCCTCTACGTAATGCTTCTTTTAAGGTAGACATACCATTCTTAGGACATATCCTAACATCGATGTTATTAGGAAAATACAACACATTATCTGCCGGAGTCATATTATAATTTTCGTTTGCATCTGTCATATCTTACTCACAGGGATTTCACATTTATTTAAAAAATCTAATCCTGCTGTACCCTTGGGGTATTGGTCTGAATAGTATACCTTACGAATGCCTGATTGATATATCAGTTTTGCACAATCTAAACAGGGCAGCATCGTTGTATATAGTGTAGAACCTTCGGTAGATTCTGAACTACGTGCAACCTTAGTGATTGCATTAGACTCTGCATGAATGACTTCGTCTTTAGTGACTAGTTTCCTACCGTAACCTGTGTTGCCAGTCTTCACTTCATGTTCGCAGCTGTTGTCCCATCCACTAGGCATACCATTGTATCCGATAGATAGGATACGACCATCTTTTACGATGACCGCACCCACCTGTGCACGTTTTGCAGAGGACAGTTGCGCATACCTACGTGCAGTATCCATATGCGCTACGTCCCATTTAGACACCTTACACACGTGCGTTACAGATTTGGCTACCCAACACTCTCGCAATATCTGGTTCGGAGAAAGTATCCGGTTTCATAATCTTACCTGTCTCGGGGTTACGAATCGCAACACCATCAACAAACTTAGACATATTGGATCGTTTAACTTCTTCCCACACATCTTCGAAATCGATATCAAGACTTGACGCCATACCCATGATAACCCATACCATATCCGCAAGACCATCTGCGAGTTCTACGATATCACCGTCCCTATATGCTTCAAGGGTCTCATTATACTCTTCGGTAATTAGATCCATATACAGTTGAACTTGGTCGTCATTATCTTTAGGGTCTTCATATAGGTGACAACCCTGAGAACAAGGATATTCCTGTCCGCCAATTAACATAAAATCTTCTACTTCTGTTTGAAAATCACTCATCATTTCACCTCTACATTAGCCATAATTTCGGTCATACATGCGACCAGATTTAGTTCGTGATCCGCAACAAAAGAATTCTTGTATTGATAATCAGCGAGGATCAACACCAGTTGCGGAATAGATTGGGGTTGTACATACTCGGACATTGCATCGTATATACCACGGAAGATAGATGCGGGTTCCACATCCATATTGTTAACGACCCACCCACGCATCTTCTTGAAGTCTTTACCCTTCAGCGCCTTGAATAAAAGACTGTAGTTTGAGTTTGCGTCAGTGATAATAGACGTAGTTTCCAACTGACCAGAGATACTGTGTCGTTGTAGTTCATTCAGAACACGTCTCCAGTCCGGTGCGTGTTTCATAATCAACTGCGCAAGTACATCTTTGTTATAGTTGACATTCTCACCTTCCAGAATATCCTGTGCACGTACCATAAACTGACCGCACAACTGTTGCATAATCTTCTTAGAGAAGTTAAACTCATAATTAGAACAACGACTGTGTAGTGGTTCGATTACACGGTTCTTGAAGTTACATGTCAGAATGAACCGACAGTTATTAGAGAACTCCTCGATAAACCCACGGAGAGCGGGTTGGGTAGATTGAGGATTGAGATAGTCAGCCTCATCTAGGATAACAACCTTGTAACCACCGGACAGTGATACCGAGGATGCAAACTGTTTGATCTTACCACGAAGAGTATCAATGTTACCCTCTTCAGATCCGTTGATGACAATATAGTCAAGACCAAGTTCGTCACACATGGCACGTGCGATAGTCGTCTTACCAGTACCCGCAGTACCAGAGAACAACATGTTAGGTAGTTCACCACCATCTACGATCTTTTGGAATGTTACTTTTAGGTCAGACGACAGGATAGTGTCTGATACTTTCTGTGGACGAAACCGCTCGACCCATAAGAATTCATCTTTCATGTATTGCTCCATAATTTAATTTACAGGTAATTATAACACACCTGTGTTTCATTGTCAATCAAAAACCCCCCTTTCGGGGGGTAATATTAACTGTTTCGTATTGTATCAAGGACATTCTGTGGATTAGATACTTCGTATGGGTCGTCCGGACAATTGTCAGACATACCGTCTTCATCGAACCAACGTTCAGTACTCATGTTATCAATGACTAGTGCGTAACGCCAAGAACGTTTGCCGAACCCTAGATTGGACTTATCAACTAAGTAACCCATACCATCTGCAAACTGACCGTTACCGTCAGGTAACATCTTCACCTTGATAATACCAAGGTCTTTGGCCCACTTGTTCATCGAGAATGCATCGTTCACCGAAGTGCACCAGATCTCTTCAATACCTTCTGCAACAAACTCGTCATGGAGTCGTTCGAAGTTGGGTAGTTGTTCATTAGTGCAAGTAGGAGTAAATGCGCCAGGCAATCCAAAGACGATAACCTTCTTCCCTCCAAGCAATTCACTTGTCATCTTACGAACCCATTTGTAAGGATTGTCTCCTCCAATAGATTCATCACGTTCCCGCATATGGTGTACAACATCGGGGATATATGTTTTAAACAACATTCATTCTCCTATAATAATATGGAGCGGGTGGAGAGAATCGAACTCCCGTTCGCGGGTCGGAAACCCGCTGCAATACCACTATACTACACCCGCATTATTTGGCGCGTCTGGCAGGACTCGAACCTGCAATAATCCGCTTAGAAGGCGGATGCCTTATCCAATTAGACGACAAACGCTTAGTTGGTTACTGGTCTTGTAACTGTTCAACTAGTTGGATAGATTCAATTGCTTGATCTCGCAACTGACCAATCGTAGACAATTCTTCACCTTTGAAGCCACCACGTTGTACTACAGTATCGATTACTGCGACAGTAGATCGTGAGACTCGATTAGCGAGGTCTAACAGTACTGCGATACGTTCGTCTTTAACTGGTGGTGTTGGTGCCTTTTCTTTGTTACTCATTTCTTATACTCCGTAGGTAGATGATTTTTCAAGTGCAATAAAATATTCAATGGACGATTGTTTCGACTTAAAGTTAGAGATCAATTTCTTAGAAATACCAACCTCAAAGTCTTCGGAAACAATCTTCAAGTTGTTCACATTCAGGACAAAGTTGAAATCAACTCCTTCTTGGAACTCTCCTTCAACATATGAGAAGAAACTATTAGAAGTTGCGTCATCGTTATCAACCACAGTAAGTTTGATAGACTTACCTTCGGGGGTGATAGAGATAGTATCGTGTCCTAGGACAGAGGACGCACGCTTCAATCGACTCAATGTATCAGTATCTAGGGTAAACTTAACTTCTGGTTCTGGCATGATGACATCTTTACTAGGTGCAGACAACATATCAATGTCAGAATAGAAGTAACGGTTACCACGAAGACCGGTAGAGTCAGAGACTACTACGTGAGTCTTTTCGAATCTTAGTGCGGGTTTCTCAACTAGACCCAACACACTAAGGAATTCATTAAGGTCGTAGATACCGAAGGTGGATGGGATATCGTCATCTAGGGTAACTTTTGCAAGAATGTTCTTTGCGACCGAAATAGTTTTTAGTTCATTGCCTTCACGAAACACAATGTTAGAATTGATGTTTGCGAAGTTTTTAAGTACCGATAAGGTACGATCAGATAGTTCCATGATTTAGTTCTCTCAGTTAATATACAGTCATTATATAACATTGGGCAACGTTTGTCAACCCTTATGCAGCTTTTAATTTGGAAAAGTTTTTCTCTTTAACAAATTCCAGTTTACGTTGGAATTGAGCATCCTCAAGTTCCGACTTGTGAGAGATAACAAAAACGTTTGTCTCTTCCCCTAGACTATACAGGATTTTCATAAGATTGTCAACCCCATCATCGTCTAATGATGAATCAAAAGTCTCGTCCAAAATCAATAGATTGGTTGCGACTGAATTCTTCATCTTAGCAATCTGTCTCCACGTAAACAATAGAGACAAATCGATTCGTTGTTTCTCACCTTCCGAGAAAGAATCGTAAGAGAAGTTATCACGGAAACGTGACCGGATAGTCTCTTGAAAACTCTCGTCCAGATCGAAATGTACAAAGAAGTCCAAGATCTGTAGGTACTGGTTGGTCAGTTGATTGATGACCGGAATGTACTGTTTGATGATCTTGGTCTTGATGCCGGTATCACGTAACAACTCAGCATTCACTTGGTTGTACGAGTACTGTTCAGCAAGGATATACTTCTCGTCCTGAGTTTTGTGCAGTTCGGTGTTCAAAGTCTCTAACTCTTCGTTAGCACTCTTGAGGTCGCCGGTGGTTTCTGACTGTGAATCCATATCAGAACGAATACTATCATTCTGTTTGTATAACCTAGCAATCATCTGGTTATTGTTATTCACATTGTTCTGTAAAGTCTTGGCCTCTTCTAACCGACTATGGAGTTCTACAAGTTGTTCATCGTAAGTCCCCATCTGTTGAGTTGACTTAGACATTGCAGAGTTCAGTTCCTTTGCACGTGACTTCGCAGATACCTTCTTGGACTCACGTAGGTCTTCGGCAATACCTTGGTCACAGGTAGGACAGTGTTCGTTCTCGTCAAAGAACTTCGCTTCCTTAACCACAGTCTTAATCTGTGATTTGAAGGTCGATTGGTACTCGATCAGTTTGTTACGATTGGAGTTTATACCTTCGATTTTCTTCGACACGTCTTCTAGTTGTGTCGTCACAATCTCCATGTGTTCAGTATTGTATCCCTGAAGAAACTCAATCTCAGTCTGGTTAGCCTCAATCTCTGACTCTTTCTCTTTACGATGTGCTGTGTTGATTGCAGACAAATCACGTAGATACTTCTTCTGTGAGTTTATCTTAGTCTTACACATCTCTATGTTGTAACCATTCGTGGTTATCTGATCTCTCAACACAGACATCTTTTCTTTCAGAATACTATTCATCTTAGAGAAGATATTGATGTCGAGAAGATCCTCGATTACCTCACGTCTCGCACCACCGGTCAACTGCATAAACGGAACAAAGGAACTTGATCCGAGAACAACAATCTGGTGAAAAGATTTGTGGGTAAGTTTTAGTATATTCTTCTCAAGCATAGACTGATATTCTTTTGCATGAGAGTCTTGGTTGATCATATTGCCACCAACCCAGATTTCGAATATGTTAGGTTTTATCCCACGAACAATCTTATATTCCTGTGAACCCATAGAGAACTCAACTTCAACAACTGTTCCTTTACCATTAATGGTATTGACCAGTTGTCCTTTAGAGATCTTACGGTGAGGTTTACCAAACAAACCAAAGGATAATGCGTCCAACATAGTAGACTTACCCGCACCATTATGACCCACGACCAATGTCGTAGAGGATGCAGTAAAGTCTATCTCTGTAAAGGCATTACCAGATGACAGGAAGTTTTTATATCGAAGTTGTTTAAATTTTATCATAAAGGGTATTATACACCATTAGTCACAGGTTGTCAAGTTAAATTACTTCCATACTCTGAGCTTCTTTCATAAGGTACGAAATCTCTGTTTTGATTCTATCCTTATTCAGATCAGTATTAACATTGTCAATATAATCGTTGACTAAAGTATGAGTATCGTCAACAGATATGTTTTCGTCACCCACATTCTCACCAAGGAAATCTTTGAAGTCTTCTGCAATCTTCAGTTCATGAATCTTCTGTTGTTGTACACGATCCACAAAACGTTCGAACTGTAGAGCATCACCCTTATTGTTCACTATAATCTTGACAAACTTATTATCTAAGTAAGACATATCCTTGAACTTCCAATCATCCATCTTCTCGTGGTCGTAGTAAATCTTCTCGTAGATAGTGATTGGGTTATGGACTGCTTCCAGTTCTCTTGTTTTGGTATCAAGGACATGGAAGTGTTTAGGGTCACCGCAATCATTCCAGAAGAATTCCATCTGTGCACCAAGGTAATGGATATTACCCTGCGAAGATTTTGCATGAAAGTGTCCGGTCAATACAGTTTCGAACCGATCAAACGCAGACTTATCCATACCATCCTTACAGACTTGACCACGAGCCATCTCGAATCCTGCAAGTTCAAGGTGTGCACCCACGACTTCTGCCTTGGTAGTCTTCAGGAATTCCAGAGTAGATTTCTCATTCTCGGGATTGATCCAAGGAACCATTGCAACCTTCAGTCCACCATACTCCATAGTAGTCGGTTCCATGATAAGGTTAACCTCATTCATGTAGTGACCTTGGAGTTCCTTCAACGCGTTCAACTCATTGGTATTCTTATAGTACACATCGTGGTTGCCCGGAATGATATCCATCGTGATACCATACTCTCTCAACTTCTCCAGAAAGATCTTACGGTTATGCGCAAGTGCTTTGAAGTTGATAGTCTTACGATTGTCGTAGTAATCTCCGAGATGGAGAATCTGGGTGATATTATTCTCCAACAGATACGGGAAGAACACCTCCGAATAGAAACGTTCTTGGTAACCCATAAAGATATCAGAAGAATTACGACACCCTGCATGAGTGTCGTTCAGTATAGCCAGCTTCATATAATACTCATTTTATTAATAGATGTTACTATTATACATGATAAAGATCAGTCTGTCAAGTAAGAAAATCACTAAGATCAGAATCGACATTAACTGCACGTCTCTTCCGTTGTTTCTTTTCTTCTTTAACATAGTCTTTGAACTGTTTATCCGCATCTTTAACAGTATCAATTCGATGCCGTAATCCTTCCACGACATGTTGTCCATAAGATTCACCATCAGCAGATTCATCAACAAACATACTCACGTCCGCTTCTGCGATATACTTCATCTTAATGTCTTGTTGTTTCTTTTCTTTCTGGATTCTTCGGAGGAATGCGTACCAAGAGATCTGTGTAAAGTATGCGAAAGCATTGGGTGCGTTGGTGCGAGTAACTTTAGTGATGTCATAGTTCTCGATAGCCTTGAGACAGTTTTCTACTGCATCCATGACCATCTCTTCACGGTAAGTGTAACGAACAAAGTTGGACTTGTGTGAAAGTCCTTCTGCGATCTTCAGAAAACACGATGCGATATAATCGTTAATCATCGGACGTTCATCACCGTTTTCGGTGGCATTCTGTACACTTTCACAGTAGTCTACTACCGCTAAGGAGAACTCTTTATTGTTTACATAATGCGGTCTATCTTTAGGTTTCATTGGTACTCTCACTTTATATTTACCCTATTATACTAAAATGGGTCGGGAATGTCAAGGTTTGTTTTTAAAATATTTAAAGTCCCAGCCTTCTCAACTCTCTTTCTCAAATCACTAGAAGAAAATCTGTGAGACCTTTCATTGAAGTAAAGTTGGATACCACGTTTTTTACCGATATCCTTTCCCGTAAAATCCATGTCCTTGTATTCCTCCCCCAATATACGAACATCGATATGACACATGGATAAGATATCTTCCAAGTCTGACTCTGTGGTATAGGGGATAATCTCATCGACATACTTACAGGCATTGAGTTGACTGTATCGTTCAACGATGGTCTGGATAGGGGAGTTCTTATCGGAACGGTCTACGCTAGGATCTGTCTGTAGACCCACAATAAGATAATCACATTGTTCTTTTGCATTACGCAACATCTGAACGTGACCTGCATGTAACAGATCAAATGCAGAACAGGTAAAACCAACTTTCATAAAATAATCCTTGCCATATTAAAATTTATATGATAAAATAAGCATGTTGTCTGCCCCCCAGTCAATGTAACGTTTAGTGAATGGTTGTAGGGAACTTTAAAATGTTATTAGGTGAGTCACTATCCATCGAAACAAACTCATCGTCATACTCTGGTTCAGTACCTTCATAATCCATGATAGAATCAACTGCTTGAACATACTGTTTCAAAATTTCGTCAACTGGATTAGCGATACTGACAATCTTATCCAACTTCAAAAGAATGAATCTATCCGGATCATCCTGATAACACATGAACAAACGGAACGACCACATTCTCTGGCCATCTTCGGTTTGCGCAAACTGGATGGTAAGAGGATTTCTAATAATAAGATCATAATCATCTTCCTCAAGGATCTCACACATGATCTCTTCACCAGTGGATAACTTGAGTTGTTTCACTTGTTTTAAATCATATATCATCATCGTTTCCTTTTAGGTCTATCTTATATATCTTATACTTAAAACCCTCTTTCGTGTACATCTTAACACGTTCACCCGAATGGTTTAAAGTAAAGTTACGGTGTCCTTTTACAGAGAAGTCGTCAGCGATATCAAATAACTTGGTCACTGCTTCGTTGTCGGATTGTCTGAGTCCACGTCCGATTGACTGAAGTACTTTGACTTGAGACTTTGATGGAGTCCCAAAAACAATATTGTGCAGATTCCTAATATTGATACCAGTACTAAAAGTCCCCAAACTAGCGACAATAATTGCATCATTTTCTTTCTCCACTATTCCCCTAATTTTCTCACGGTCAGTCGCATCAACTTCACCAGAAACATAGAACACTTTCCGGTTGGTATCAGATACCGCGTCTTTAATCATTTCGTATAAAACCTTACCGTGTTTTTCTACGAACTGAAACATGACCAAACTATTACCATCTAGGTCTTTTGTAAGTTTAGTGATGAACTTATTCCTTCGTTCATTTGTAACTATGTAGTCAATTTCTTCCTGATAGGTCTTGTCCTTCATCCGTTGACAGATATCATTGTGATACCTCAGAAGAAGAATCGAGATCTCTAGATCAGCAAGTGTTTTCTCTTCTTGCAACTTTGCAGTAGTAGTAACCTTATATACAGGGCCAAACAAACCCTCAAGTACAAGTTTGTTCGTCTCGGTACCATCTAGTGTACCGGTAGTACCGAATCTATACTTAGCATTAACACATTTATCCATCATAGTAGATAGAGACTTTGCCTTGAATAGATGCACTTCATCACCAAACACTGCATCGAATTGTTCGAACCACTCGGGGCCAAACTTATAGATCGACTGCCATGTAGAGATGATAACGTCTTTATCAGTAACCTTCTCCTTACCAGAGTAGATCCTGTGGCATTCATTCTCCACGTCATAACCATAGTCGATGAAGTCTTTATACATCTGTTCTACCAGACTTGTTGTAGGAACAATAACTAAAACTTTACCTACGTTTTCTTTATCCTTGACAAACCGCAATAAATTGTATATAATAAAACTCTTGCCGCTGCCGGTTGGAGATAGTAATAAACACCGCTTGTTTTCAATACCATGGGATATCGCTTCGTACTGGTAATCTCTCGTATCGAACGGACTACCGAGGTTTCCTAGGTAGTTGACCAACTCGGGATGATTCACCTTGGTAGTTGAACTAGGAATACCATACTCTTCGTGTTCTAGTATCTGTAAAGGATAGAATCTATCACCACAGAATTTACGCAGATGATGGTACAGTCCAACATTAAGACTTTTTGTCACTGTGTTATAAAGTTTCACACGACCGTCCCAAACCTTACGTTTGTATGCCGGCATATATTTGTAGCCGGGAACAAAAAACGCAAAGAATTCCCGCAACTCCATTTCTTGGTGTGCGTTACTCTCTATCGCCAGATAAGAATGGTTTAACATTCTCACCCGTATCGTGTTGTCTTTGTTCATACAGTCTCTTTGCTAAGTCAATCATGTTAAAGTCTACACACATGCCATGTTCGTGTAACCAGTTTGCTTTATCTACATCTTCATCATCATACTGTCGCATTATGCACCCGCTTCAAATGCCCTATATCGAATCATGTTACCAATCGTTTGGTGTCGCCAGTTAAGACTTTGAACGATTTCTTTCAATGTATCTATAATTGTATTATAGTATTGTATCTTCTCTTCGGACTTTTGAATCTCAGGATCTGCATCATAATACAAATCCATGTCACCCTTGAGTACTTTGAGTCCATCGAATGGATCTAAATCCCATCCAGTAGCAAGTAACTCTTTTTGATCCATCTTACCATTATAGTACT